TGGGCTGGGGGGGGGGGCGACGTAGTTGAACTTCAACCCAGAATCCGAAGAAAGTTCAACCCATCTATACACTCCACCTGTCTCCATCGTTATGTACGATGTGTAAATCGAAGAATCATAGTCCTTCACCAGATATATCTTCGACATTGTTGTTTTGTCGGCAACAAGGCTTCCCTGAACCGTCGTCTGTTCGCTTGATTTCCACGATACACCCGCAGGTGTTGTGTTGGCGGTCGTCGACGGTTTCGACAGATCCACTTGTGCGGATATCGAAGCGTCTATATATCTCTGGTCGATCTTCCCCGTCTCGGGATCGAACAGTTCATCCTTCGTCACTATGTCATCCGGGTTTATCCCGTTCATCGAATTGCTCAAGTCTATTACCCTGAATCCTGCCATATCTCCAAACTTAGAATTTTATGTAGAATGTCTCCGATGTCTGTATGTACATCTCGACGTTGTTTACCAGTCCTTGAATCTGTGTGTATTCGTTGGCGTTTATAGTGTCCATCACCTGATCGTTTTCCACACCGTTGTGTATGGATATGATGTGGAGATCAGCTGCAGACTGCAGCGGAGAAACGATGAACTTCGGAGCGTCGATCTTGAAGTGCTCGTCACCTACCACTGTCATTTCCTTGGCCACCTTCTCGACAGGTTTCCATGTTGTCGCCTTTATCTTCTGTGTATCCATTTCTGCATTTTGCTTTTACTGTATTTATTTGAGTGTTTGGTTTTCATATTTTGCAAATAATCGGTATCTTTGTACATGACTGCAACTGATAAATAATAAAAACAAAGTAAAACAATGACTGGATATACGATATACAACGGAAAACCGCACTACTGGAGAAGAGGCGTGGTCAAAAGGTTCAGGGAAGCGATAGATCCGAACTTCACCGACAACGAAGTGTCGTCGGTGCTTAGCAAAATGAGGTTTCCCATAGTGAGCTATGTCGAAAAGAGCGGCGACAATATGAAAGCCTATGGACTGTACGACTCGAACCTTATAGAAAGCTGGATAAAAAACAGAAAGGGTGAGATACTGGACAAGCTCCGCGAAAGAAGGGAATATGACTCGAAGGTTGCTGCCATGAAGATCCAACAGATGGGCAAGAAACAGAAGACGGAGTTCGACAACAGGAGCATGGACGAGATACAGACTGAATGGGAGAAAAAAGATCAGGAAAGGAAGAAAAGATACGAAGATATGATGAGGAGGAAACTGGAAGCCGAGATGAAGGAAAGGGACGAGAAAGAGAGGGAGAATCCAGAGGAGAACATGGAGAAGATGTCCGACGAGTTGCTGAGGAACGACGATGTTTATTACGAAGGCAAGCAAGAAGAAAACAATAATAAACTGAACGAGGAAGAGAGTGATGATCTAGACAAAGAGATAAAGAGGTGGTACGACAGGGATAACTCACTGATGATGTCATTCGACCAGTTTAAGAAAATGATCTACCATTTCGTAAACTACAGTAGAAATGTCCATGACAATATAACAGATGTCAATGTAAAGGAAGAAACAACAGATTTCGGAAAAACATGGCATGTCAATTCACCAGACGGATCTTTCAGGTTCGCGCTTTACATGTACGATGATGATCCGAAAACAGCATATCTCTCCAATGTGTTTGTGGACGAGAAGATGCGCGGGAACGGAATCGGAAACATCATACTCGGCAAAGCCGACGAGATGGCTAGAAAGATCGGGGCTGAAACTTTATGTCTGAAAGTAAAGAGAGACTCCTTCGTACATCAATGGTATAGAAGGAAAGGATACGTGGACTTCCAGTCCGACAGTGATGACAAAGATCATGTGTGGATGAAAAAGAAACTGTAAACAAATGGCTGAAAAGAAAGGTAAACTGAAAGGTCAGAAGAAGCAGGTCAAGGACAGCGAGAACCTTGAGGAGAATCCTTTGCTGAAGATAGACAACAGGGAGGATTTCCACATAGAGAGTTCAAACCTGCTGCAGGATCCAGGGAGGCTGCTGTTCGAAGGATACGAGAATTTCGACATGAAGAAGGAGAAGGATCACTTCGACATGGGGAAGCTGAGTGAGGACAGCTCCATAATAATAGTGTTGAGGTACTACGAGTACATCTGTATAGCGAATTTCAAATTCAGGTTCATCATACCGATATTGCAGAGCGGGCTGCTTGCCAAGGACGTATTCGACATGATAAAACATGCTCTGAGGAACAAGCTGCTGCTGAACGCACCGACGTTCGACACGATATTCGAGCCGGATTTCTTCTATTACGGAAAAGTGAAATATTGAGAAAAAAGGACTACTTGGTGTAGTCCTTACTTTTTAATCAAATATTTTTTCAAGTTCTTCAAAGTAATAAGAAATTCCATAATTCGATAAATGAGTTCCATCTGCTCCAGTCACTTTACTTCTTGGTGTTACATATTGCATCTTTTTATAAATGTCTATAACTCCAGTGTTATATTTTTTAATAATTGATTCAGCACCAGAAGTAAGCCACGTATTGGCATAATGAGGAGCAAACATAAGGACTGGAATTCCTAAAGTATTAATTTTATCAAAAATTGCCTTATAGGAAGTAAACCAATTAGAAATTGTATGTTTTTCTCCATAATAAATACCTCTATGAATATAATCGCTATCGTTAGTAACAAGAGTATCACATATTATTAACTGCGGTTTAAAATCTTTACCATTAACGTAAGAGTCTAACATATAAAGTTTGTGCATCAATGCTGTAGAACCACTAAATGCTTCAACCGTAACATCAAGTCTTGGATTATTCCACATTTCACACCCCCAAATAAGTGCTTTTCCATAGTTACTTGTTGGGGTTATTCTCATCTTATAATGTTCCGATTGCCAATCAGAAAAATAATACGACATATCATATATCCTAATTTTCTGCAATATCTTGCTTGTGTTAGTTACAGTATACGTGTCAGTTTTTGCAATTGTACTAAAATTATCTTTAGAAAATTCAATAGTAAAACTATAATCATTAGCGTCACTGCCAGGAACATTTAAATACTCACTCCAAATGGCTTTAACATATTTATACCCAAAAGTATCAATTATTGCAGTAGCACCTTCCTCACAAGACCATACTTCAGATTTATTAAAGAAAGACGTATTGTCAAATCCATTAGCAGTATTCCAGTTTCCTGTTTTAGTCCAGCCAGAATGTTTTAAATTCCTAAATACTGTATCTTCATCGGAAAACTTATACTTATCATAAAACTTCCTTGCAACAATCATTCTTGACATATTCGGTGGGAATGAACCAGCAGCATAATCAGGAAATCGAAACGCGGCGACACAATCATAGTCACGGAGTGCTCGCGTCTCGGAAGAAGCATCCAGATCGTTTCTCAGGTCATGAACTCCTGTCTCGAAAAAAGGAGTCTCCATTGTAGCCCTCAAGGAAAACTACACTTTGAGGGACGACTGTATATCGAAACTCATTCTCACGGTATACAGTTTCGTAGCCGAACAGGAGAGGGAGTACATCGTGGAAAGGACGAAAGAAGGACTGGCTGCGAAGAAGAGGGCTGGATACAAAATGGGGAGACCGAACGGATCCACGAACAGGAAATACAAACTCGACGATCACAGGGAGAAGATCGAAAAGATGCTAAGAAGCGGGAAGTCAAAGAAGATCATAGCGAAGAAATTCAAAGTCAACGTTTCCACACTGTACGACTGGTTGAGGAGAAACAACATAGAATTTTGAAAGGAGAACTGCGAAAAGAAAGATAAATACAAAAAGGCGCATAATGGTGTGCTACGAAAACGAAAATAAGTTTCTAAGAATATGACAATAGATTCCAGCATGATCCAGTTCAAGGACAGGGGAAACAAAGACAGTTCTGTCTATCCTATTTCAATACAGAAGGCTATAGTGGACAAGCCAGACGGCGACGATCTCACCACTTATATAACCGAATATAACATCTCGCTGCACCAAGTTAACAAGACTGCAGGTGTAGACTCGCCGAGAAGGGACACCTCAATCTTCACTTTGAGCGAGGCTATCGCACAGGTTCCTGAGGAGTATAAGCATGGTGGATTAAAACTGACGTTTAATTCCGACATGCTTGGAGTGAATTGTGTGAGAAACTATGTACTCGATTCGAGTGTGTGGACAGGCAATGTCAAGTCTTGGTATGAAGAAGGTAGCAATGCAATGGTAGGGTATTATACCTGTACAACAAGCGGAGGTACTGCAGCAAAAACAGTCAACGATGCAAGCGGTTATGTGTTGAGTTTGGGTGGATCGATGAAGATCAGGTTTACCAACAAGCACACAGGTAATAGTACACCGACGCTGAATATAAACGGGCAGGGAGCGAAGAGTATAATATATGACGGCTCGATCTGTAGTTCTACGAATACTTGGGAAGACGGTGAGACTGTTGAGTGTTATTATGATGGTCAATATTACCAAGCTAATAATGTCTCTGGAGGTGGTACTTTTGCAACGGGACAAAAGGTGAAGAATGTAGGTATTGACAATGAACCTACTGTTGGTTCTAATAATTTAGTTAAGAGTGGAGGAATACAGAATGAACTTGCTTTAGGAGCTGTTTACGATGTATCTGCTCATAATGGTGGTGCTGTTTTTGAATCTCTTTCTGCTTTGTTAAGTAATGCTAATTTGAATACTCTTATTCCTACTGCAGTTAGAAAGGGTGGTATGAGCATTAAGTTTATACAAGGCTCTGTACCGAGTTCTGACAACAAGTATGTGCAATACAGACTTATGTCTGATACTTTTAGCACTACTGAAAGTGATTGGCAAGGTGTGGATAATGAGCCTACTGCGGGAAGTAAGAATCTTGTTGGAAGTGGGGGAGCTAAAGAATCAGAATTGAAAGACATGTCCCTAATAATTGGGGAAACTATTGATATAAATATAATTGGTTCTATCACACTTTCAAACGGATTGCTTGGCTCTAACGGACTTCCAAATAACACAGACAATCCAAACTATAAGTATAGCGTAGATTACATACCTGTCAAAGAAGGTCAGAAATTCAAAACTAATGCAAGGTCTACAGGAACTGGAAGAGGTATTTGTTATTACAACAGTTCAAAGACTTTGCTGTCAGCAATAGATGGTGCGTCAGACATCTATAGATTTGAAGAATTTACAGTACCAAGTGGTGCAAGCTACATGAGGATATGCTATGAAAAAGCAAATTTGTATGCTTTGCAACTGCTAATGATAGGTGGTAGTGTTGATGACATGCCAACGGAGTATAGTAAAGGATTGACGAGAAGTGGCGGTGTATATAAAGCCATTAAAAATATGGAAGAAAAAGAAAACCACGAAATATCTAAAGTCAAGGAAAGTAATTTGAACCTTGTCTTTGACGGAAATGGTTTTATTAATGGAAATGCAAGCGGAGCCATTTCAAGCGAAAACGGATTCAATTACACAACAGATTATACAAGAGTGTTTAAAGGAGATGTGTTACTTGTGTCTGTTTGGGCATCTGGAAATGTTGTAGTGGCTCTTTATGATGATAGCAAAGTATATGACCAAGGTTACAATTTTGAGTTGGTAGATGGTAGTTATGGAGAACTGACAATACCACATAACGGTTATCTAAGGTTTTCCAATAGAAATCAATACAATACTTCACCTAATGCAAAATGGAAGAGTACATCATTAGAGGACTTGGAAAATCAAGTTGCTGAAGCAGTGGATCAATCTATAATAGTCCATGAGTTGCTTGATAACACTGAAATAGTGTTTGATGTAACAGAACTTGAACAGGGATTATTAAGGTCTACAACAGGAAAGCCGTTTGCTAAAGATGGTACAAACTACAGATACACTCCTAATTTCTTTGCTGTAAAGTCTGGATTAAAAGTTAAGACCAACATGCAAACCAGTGGTACTGGTGCGTCTGTTTGTTTCTATGCAAGTGACAAAGACACCCTTATTGGAATTGGTCAGGGTGACATATCAAATGGCATAATTGTACCAAATGATGCCAAATATGCAAGATTCTCTACAGAAAGATATTCTGAACTTGAAGGGAAGCTATATGCATATCAGGAGAAAAAGTTTAAAAATTCGACAGATAAGAATATAGAAGGATTATTTGATGTCACATCAACAAAAGACGAGGTGGCTATGAAGTTCTACAGCATCGACAAGGATGCGTGGATTGCAAATGATACTCCATTGACCTATTACCCAGGACAAAAACGTATAACCCACAATTATCAAGGAAGTGTAACCCCTGAGAGACGTTTTGTTGCCCTTGGATTTGACGATTATGTGCCTTCTGATTTTTCTGTCGTGATTCCTCTTTTGCAGAAATACGGATTCAGGGCTGAGTTTAACAAAGTTCATCGTGCAGTTGATATTTCTGATAATGAAGCAGATGTCAAGGCAAAGAATTGTGAAGTAAATGCTGTAATGAACAGTGGAAGTGAACTTGGCGACCACACATGGATTCACCAGAAATTCCCTTATGACGAGCCGATGTTCAATGGTCAGAATCCATCAAGTCCTGACGGAAATCAGGTGCCTTTCCCAAGCAATGACCAACTGAGGAATGACAGAGGAGATGGAAAGAATGTATTTGGTATTACTCTGACCGACATAGTAAAAGACACTATCGGTTATCAGGCTCCAGACATTAATGTAGCATGGGGTTCGATGACTGATGCACAATGTCAGCAATTCCGAGAGTATTTCAGCCTTTATGGAGGTGCAAACGACTTGATTGTGCTGTTTGACACACTTTCAAACAAGTATCTTGGTACAACAGGAAGTTCAAGAGGAAGCTGGAATGGAAGCATATACACAGGTGGTATATTCACTGGTTGCGCAACATCTGCCAATCATGAAGTGTGGGAAAGAATACTGGAGATAACCAATATGTTGTTGAAAGAAAGATTCAGAATTAACTACAATTATCTCACGTGGTCACTGCCTGGAAGTAAGGCAAGTCATTGTTGGTTTGAACAAGACGGTAAGTATTATTTTGATGCCGAACATACCAAATTAATGAACTGTCTTGCAAAGTTTGAATCTTCTCTTTATAGTGGAAAGATAAGAAGCTGGACGGATGTTCTCAAAGAGTATGGCTACAAGACAACTCATGATTCTGCAAGCCCAGGACGCTATGATGGGCAGAAAGAACCCTGCATGTCTTTGCAGTTTATTCTCAACTCCCATCTGTCAAGACCTGATGCTCTACCATATCATACTAACAGAAGTTTCAGTTTTAGCCGTGCGTGGACAGAATATACTGAAGGTATTGACCTGCAAGGCAGCGAACCGTATGAGGTACAGATGTATGACGGTGGTGCCAACGACAATACGAAAGATAGCTTCAGGAATGCAATAGAAGCATGGAGGCATAACACAGCAAACGGTGTTGTCTGGGGAGAGGTTATTGACAGCGATGATACTTGGAGCTTCAGACTTATATTGGAGGGCTTGCTGAAATATGCGTACAAGACAGGCATTGAGCTGTTCACAAAAGCCGAGGCTTATGATGTATGCTTTAAACATCCGATGTATGATGGTAATCTAATATATAATCCAAGATTAAGGAATACCGCTAAGGAATTTATGCCAACCGCCCTAACTGTTCCATCTAATCCTGATGGTTATATCGGTGATTGTAGTGTTTCAATGGTTGATGGTGTTCCTGTTCTTATCACAACTGGAAGCGTAGTATATCAGCACTACGGCATACCATACGGAACAATTAAATATTCTGTTGATGCGAAGGGCAGTGGTACTATCACAATTCGTTCAATAAAGAATAAGACCCCACTCACACAGAAGCAGTATGGTGATGTTCTGTGTACTATAAATGTTAGTGGTACAGATTATGTTAATCAATCAGCAGAATTTATCGTTTCTGACAATGGTCTGACTGCTTATGAAGGACTATGTGCTGGTTATGGTGAGAAGATAGTCGGGTTATATATCGAGTATTCTTCTGGTCTTACGATGAAGAACTTTAGTATTGTAAAAGAATAAAGTAAGTATAGTGTTATTGTAATAAGTAGGTACAAAAAGCAGTCACTTCGGCAACTTTCTAAAGATGACAGATTTATATAAGTAGTAAATAGTAAAAATTTGAAATTCCATTAAGGACTACATCACTAAAAGGTGTAGTCCTTTTACTTTATAAATATGCTTGTTTTACACATTAACAATCATTTCTTTTAATTATACGATATAATATTATAAATAAAAATTTCATTGATCATTTCATCCTTATTTTCAACTTTCATTTTTTATCGGTATCTTTGCACTGTAAAACATTTGTTATGGACATACAATTTATAGACATTACATCCTACAGGGGAATATCCTCCAACGCGGAACATTACTACGCAAAGATAGGAGATCCGGAATATGTTCAGGAAAACGCCGTCACATCACTTTCATGTGATCTGAAAGACGGTGTGTGTTTCATTAACAAGCAGGATCTGAAATATTATCCCACACAATACGAAGCCGAAAAGATGTGGCTGAAGGACAACAATGGAATAGACAACCAGTTCTTCCAGAGGGAGAAATCAAGAATGATAGACGACATGTGCAAGGAAGGGACAATAAGGTTCCCGTCTATCATATCGATTATCAAGGAAGCAAGGAAGAAGTTCCCAGATTCAATCCTATGCTTTTCCATGCAGGGAAGCAGAAAGGAGTTCGTAAAATATATGCAGAAACTTTACGACAAGGACAGAAAGTCGCTCGATGAAATTTTTGACATAATTGGATTGTAAAATGGATACAAATAATATCTTCAACATACTGAAAGAGTTTACGGGAATTTCAATTCGCGAAACAAACAAAACCATAGTAGGATCTGGATCCATAACCAAGGCTTATTGCCTGACACACATGACAGGAGATCAATATTCTGAGTTTTACAACAAGGCAAAAAATCCCTTGAATCCCTTCCATGGGAATCAGAAGTGGTGAATCCTTATCATCCAAAAGAATCCGAATATCCGACGGAAGAAGGATACTATATAACCATGCTTGATTGTGACGAACATGCAGTAGACATCAACCGTTTCTCAAACGGGCATTTCTGCTTATACGATCGAACCCACGTGAAATGGTGGATGAAGTTGCCGAAAGATATAAATCATTTCGCGAATAAACAATAAAAGGAAGTCATTCGACTTCCTTTTTCATTCTCTGGTTGTAACCTCCGACTATGAACGGTGTAGCGACCAATTCTTTCTCCTCTATCAAATCCGACAAGTTGTGTGTTACACATTTCTCTTTTATCTTCCTCTCCTTCCTTTCAGGAATCTGCATTTTCCATTCTCCGTACAGAAGCCAGTGTAGCCAACCTATGATCTTTTTCTTCATCACTTCAACTTGATATCTAGTTTTGGGGCGTTTCTCGGAACGCAGTTTATGACTCTCGCTTTCTTTATTGCAGGAAAGAATATCACCTCGTCGAACATCTCATAATAGTCAGACAGTTTCGGAGCGTCACAGTCGTCAAGTATAACCATACTGTCGACATTGCTGTTCTCTGTTTCCATCATTATGGATTTGACGGAATCTATGGTATCTATCCCGATGTTGCTGTTTATGTAGATTATCCCGACGTATCTTTTCGACTTGGCACCAGTGACAAGAAGTCTTTCAAGCTCCGTGTTTATCAAATACTGGTGGGATTTCTTCTCGACATCCAATCCAGATTCCTCCAATATAGTGTCAACGTCTATTATATAGAACGAACTTAAATTGGAAAATAGGTTTTTCAGTCTTCGGCAAGGTTCTATTGTTATGTAACAATTCAAAACACAATCAACTTTCTTTTGTAGAGTCAATTGTATTTATTATCGGTTTTTCGAAGTACCCTTTGAACACCTCCGCTATTTTGTCCTTGTTTATGGATGGAACAGTGTATACCTCCTTTTTCCCGCTTTCAAGTCTTTCCCTGAAACCAGATCCTTCCTCGTATAACCTGTCGAGAAATTCATCCAAGGTATAATGCCTGTGAGGATGTGGACGAGTGATGCTCCTTCCTGTTATCTTGACATAGTTAGGGTAGATCCATGAAAACACACCTATCTCTGCGAGAGGGATGGTTTTGTAATATTCGTATAACTGAAGATCATTCATCGTCGGAAACAATATTTTCAGCAACACCGACTCCATATGCACCAAACAACGAGAGTCTGATTGCCTCCACAATCTTTTTGGTGTCCAGCCCTTCGACAATATAGTCGACGAACTTCTGCCCGCCATTCTCGAACTCGCTCTCGGCTATATAGTACAGAGTCTTCACAGGGAGATCTATCGTCAGAGTTATAGGAATCTCTGTAGGATGTTTCTTGCAGGTGTCGACCAATATTGCGACAGGATCCAGAGGGCTGACCTTCTTCTCGATCTTCTGTACAGGTTTGTTCTCTTCCTCCTGCTGCGAAACAGTCTGTACAGGCTCTTCCGTGACTTTCTGCTCCTGTTGCGCGGGTTTCTTCTCAACGGGGCTTTCAAGAATCTCCCTGTATTCCTCTATGTCAGGCAAAGGGCACAGGTTCTGTCTTTTCTTCGGTGGAATAAGTTTGTCCTTTCCGAAATCGCTGTCGTTTATCTCAGCCTGTGAAGCACCAGCTCCAGCGTTGGAGTTCAGGAAATCGTGCAGCGTAGGTATTACATCGTCGCTGTCTGCCTTTATCCCCTGCGGCATGCTTGTCTCGTTCACGCCGAAAGTCCAAGCGTTTCCAGGATTCTCGACTTCTACCATGAACTTCCCTTTCAGATCGACGATGTTGTTCGTCATCTTGGATATGAACCTGAGATTGCACGCCTCACCGTCCTCGAAGTTATAGAATACCTCACCGTCGAGTTCGCTTATACTTTCAAGCACGACAACATCGCCCTTGTACTCGCCGTCGAGCCATTGGAAATATCGTTTTCTCTTCATTTGATTTCAAACTTGTTTACTTTTACGTCAGTTATCTTTATCTTCTTCGATGAGTCCTCCGAACTGATCCCTGTATTCGTACTTCCACTCGGCGTTTTCGTACTCCTTTTCCCTGAACCACGACAGGTAGTCCTCCCGAAAATTCTCAAGAGTCTGCGTAAAATGCTTCTTATAGTCTCCATTGGACAGTACGTTCAACCTTTGCTCCCCTATCGTGAAACAGTGTTGAGTCCCCTTGACTCTCCACACTACACTCAACGTCGGATCATACATGTGGGCTTGGGCTACCGTGTATTCCACAACAACGGGAGATTTCCATCCTTTCGGGTATACCTCAACTGTAGATATACCCGAAATGGATGAATTGAAATCGTAGACGAAAGGCATGGTTAGTCCTCCTGAGAGTGAGCTTTCAGTGTTGCGGTAATCTTCTCCTCTTTCACGGACTCGATAGCCCACGTGTCAAGGCAACCCTGCATTTCCTTTTCAACGACGTTTGCTGCAGTCTGCGGATCACCGCAGTTCTCAACGATGTAGATTTCCTTTGACTTCTTAGTCTTGGTTCCACCCTTGCCGTCGATGACCTCTTTCTCTATTTTTACGTTTACTCTGTAAAAACCACTAAGTTCCATTGTTACATTTTAATTTTGTTTTCTGTGTCTTCGCCGTAAATCTTGTCGAAATTAGGCTTGTTTCTATAGACCTGCGGAATCTTTCCGCACTTCGAGCATACATACACAGGGATGTCTATAAGTTCCTCGTTTCCCGTGGGGGACACGAGTGCGGACACCTTCTTCAGCAATACAGCCGGAATGAAGGTCTTGCATCCGCACTCGCAGACCACGTTGGGGGAATCCATGACAATCTTGGCTGTGTTGATGCCTTGAAGATCATTGTTCATTTCCATCGTTTTCCTCCTTTTTGATTTCTTCTTTTTCTGGTGTAGGTACAGTGTCGCCGATGACAATCCTGCAGTTCTTCGGGTTCACCCAGTTGATCTTGTGAACATAAGCCTTGAACATGTCCCCAATTCTGAACTCATGGCGATCGAACGATGATTCTGTATCGCTGCTCATAACGCTCCTGTGCATAAGACTTGCGAACACATAGTCCCCGTTCTTGTCCTTGATAGCACAGAACAGACCGTTCTTCGAGATTCCAGTGACCTTCACGAACACATCCTTGCCGACATAGAGTTCCTCAGCTATACGCGAAGGCAATGTGATTTCGAGATACTTCTTATGAGACACAACGAAGTTCTTCGTGTTCGCCGAGTAGTTGACGACACAGACCATGACATCCTTTCCGAGCAGGCTCGAATAGTCTGCGATTGGACCGCTTGCGGCCAACGAACTAGGAAGGAAGCAGTTGACACCCATGATGTCGACGTTGTAACCTCCGTTGTTCAGGCTGATAATCTTGGCGGTGTAGGCATACTTCGGTCCATCCTTGCGGTTGAGTTCCTCGAAGAATCCGGATTCAATCTTGGCACGATATCCGTCCCAGATAGACACGCGGTTGTTGTCGACAACCTTGGCGAACAGATCAGCGTTGAGAAGATCCTTCTTGAACTGCTGGTTCTGCTTGATTGCCTGCACGAACTGTTTTGCGTCATTCAACCCGATGGAGTGGATGAACTGGGTTTCCTTGTTGAGATCGACAACATTGGACATACCGTTATTCGAATCAATCATGATTTCATGATCCGATACAGCATAAATGTCGTCGACGCTGTACAGGGCACCCTCCATGGAATCCTTAGGAGCGAGCTTCACTCCGCTCATACAAGCCTCCATGCGATCATAGAGCTCCTGCGCATAAGGTTCGTGGCAATACACTTTGTCACCTTTCTTGGCTTTCACTCGTCTGTTGATGACGAGCTTGGTTCCGCCGTTGTAACCGTTTTCGTATAAGTCCCAATTGAAGTCGTCGTTGGGAGTGTACGATGTTTTCTTCTCAATCATTGTGAGTAGGTTTTAAGTGAAACAATAGATTAACTGTCCTTCAGACCGCCGATGATGATCTTGGTGGTGCTGTTCAGTGAATCGAACATGATTCGATCGATGTCGTTCTTTCCACCCACGGTGTATCTGCCGAGGATGAGCTTGAAATTGTCAGTCGACTTGTCGAGCATCTTGATGAACTTCTCGCGGTTCACAGGAAGGCTGATTTCATAGTTCGGCTCATTGTCGAGCTCACCGATTACAAACTCGAAGTCAGGCTCCTTGTCCTTGCTCAACCCCTGATTCTTTACGCTGAGAGTCTTTCCGTTGACAAAGAATACAAGAGCGTCTTTTCTCGGGTCAAGTTTGATGATATCCGAGATCTTGGCAATGTCTGAAATCTTTGACGAACTGATTTCCACAGAGACTGGATCTGAAACATTGAAGATGTTGTTAGCGAAAACCTCGTCTGAGAGATATGCAAGCTCGGTGATTCTGAACCCGTCCATCTTCATCTTAAGAGTCTTCGACTTGAACTGGATTTGAGTCGAAACGAAATCGACATTCTTGTCCTTGTCTACGTAAGGCTCATAGTCGATGTTGATTTCAAAGTCGGCTTTGCCGTCCTTGTCAACTTCGGAACCGAAGCGTTCGACAATCTGGATCAGTTTCTTTAGCTGGATGAGGATTCCAACCTTGATTCGCTTTCCTGCGCGTTCCTCCTCCCCGTTGTCTGACACAATCTGGATGTTCGCCTCGTCGAATGTCAACGAAGCGAATCGGATTGCAGACTTGTCCTCGGTGAAGGTCTTCGCAACGAAAGCCCTCTGTGCTGTGTCGATTTCCAGAAGAAGCGACTCCCTGATCCTTGAGTAGCTTACCAGATACTTTGTAAACGGCTCGGCACTACCGTTCAATCTTAGTTTTAACTGCATTTAATTTGTAATTAAGTGAAACAAAATGTTACTCGGTGAAAGGAAACCCTTTCAAAAATTATATAGACGGATTTCAAAAACGATTAAAAGAAAAACCGAACTTTTCAGTCCGGTTCTCGATTTATTTTTCTTTGTAGGATTTCCCTCGCAGTGTTATGTTCACGGGACAGAGTATACCGTTCAGATCGTCCTCATAGTACACTCCGTTCGGTGACGTGAAATCTCCTCTGAACAACGGTTGCACATCTTTTATCTCAATGGCGTTACCAAACACATCGGACAGTTTCCTCTGCAGCACGATGTCACCGTACTCGTCTATGCCGTAGTTTCCCTCGCCGAATACATTCTGGTTGTTCCTGTCGGCATCGAAATACACACTGACGGAATCCACACCGTCGACAGCCTCGACGACCTTCATTATATCAGACACAGGAATCCTGTCCCTTCTGTTCATGTTTATAGCATAGTCCGATATTGCCGATATTATCGAGCTCTTCACAGAGTTGAAGTTGTAGTTGCTCCACATCCTTATGAAGATGTTCATCGAGAACTTCGCATAAATTGGATCCAGTATCCTGTTCTCAACAGTGATAACCCTCTTTCCAGAGTCCTCTATGAGATTCAGGATTCCCTGCTTCTCGTCGTCTGTCAGCTTGAACCTTGACAACGAGCAGGTGAAATAGTTGTCGGACGAGGAAACCCTCTTTGATATGTCTGGAATGAGATACAGGTATATCACATTGTCATCGAGTTTCGCGTTGTCGTATTTCACCTTCAAAGCGTCAACCTCGTTCCTCTTCTCTATCAGTCTGGTATACAGGTCTCGTGCCATATACGATGATTTTCCAGTAAGGTTAATCTGTGAAGCGTATTTTGACTTCAGCTGCTGGTACTCAATCTTCGCGTTGCTGTAAGCCTCTTCAGCTTTCCTGTCCTCAGATGTATTGAACCCAGAGAAAACGTCTATAACGGAGAACATGTTCAACTTGGAAAGGAATGTTTTGTAGTTTACTGGGTTGGCAAGAACAAAACTCCTAGACATGTGTGGAGCGAGCTTCCTTGTCATCTCTATACTCTCCCCGTATGTACCGAATATGATATCAGACCCAGATGTCAGGTTGTATATCGAATTCAGATCCACATAGTCCCTGTTTATATCATATCCGCTGTCGGCGAACTCCCAATAATTGTCCTGATCCTCGGAGTTGATGTTTCCAGCAGCTCCTGAACAAACTATATACTCACACAGGATTGTCGAACCGACAATAGGTATTTTTCCGTTATTTCCTGTACCGAAGAACACATCGATTCCGCCGTTGATACTGTTCTTTATTATACAGGCTTCCTGTTCGTATGCCATGTCAAGTATGGAATCGACACTTTCCCATCTCTTTCCATTCACATACACATTCACGAAGAAATTGTCCACAATGTTGTCAGTCTTGTTGGCAAAATTAAACGACTGCAGCGCCTCCCCTGTGCCTGTACCCTGCTGGTACTTGAGTTCTCCCTGAATGATAGGAATCTCTATCTTCGAGTCGTATGCTCCTACGGTAATCTGCATGGTGTTGGTAGGCAATATTGCAAGATACGTCAGTCCGTTCGCTGTGTTCTTTATCTTGGTGTAGTTCTTCATAAATATGGTCTCTCCCTGATAGTCAGAGTTCATATTATATGTCATGTACAATGTTCCCCTTGCGGCACACCCGCTTGAAGGGACGTGGCCAGTGAGTTCGGAAAGACCTTTTATAGACCTTGCCTGGTAAGCGGTCTCTATGTTTAGTTCTGTGATTGATGTCTCTATATAGAACAGAATCATTCTTCCGAGGTTCACCACCACGTTTATAATCTGCGCGAACGGAGAAGCCATCGAGAACTCCTGCCCGTTTGCATTGTACACGTTCTTGACGTAGTTCATAGCGTCGTCGTACATCTGCGACAGACCTATCCTGTTAGTGTTGAAAATTTTCCAGTCTAATTTTGCCATTATCCTTTGTTAATTTATTTCAAATGTCATGTTGTTCATCGCTTCGAGGATGTCGTTTATACCTTCGTCCTCGCTGCTGTATGCCTTATTTGTCTTTCCTTGTATCACAAGATCCTTCAATACATTCTCAATTGCTTTTTCAACCTGCTGCTGCGTAAGACCATAATAAGAAGGAACATTCGCAACCGGACCACGATAACCACCTGTCTGTTGTGCTGTGCCGATAGCCGACGAAGCAGCACCAGACCTTACAGCGCCTATTCTTCTTGATATCTCCTCAGCATCCATGTTCTGCAGGGCGTTGACCAATCCATAAAGGTTCCTTATTGAGTTACCGTCGTCCTTGAACTTGTTCATGAGTTCCTCGATTGCGTTGCCAAGTTCCTTTATGTTTTTCTTTCTCTTAGCGTTGTTAGCCTCGATTGTCTTGTCAAGCACCGATATCGCACCAGCAACTCTTATTATGGATTTAGATCCCTTGTTGAAGTTGTCGTACAATCCAGACAGTTTGACAGTGTCGATATCCTTGTTGTTGCTCAAATCTGCGAATGCCTTGGATACGTTTCCTACACCTTCGACAACCTTCTGAAGCTGCTCAGTCTTGTCATCGATGCCGTCGATGTCAGGCATATTGTATATCTTCGTCACAAATGAAGTTATCGATCCAGCGATCGTATTAGCTATGGAGTTGACATCGACAGTCCCGCCTTTCTTGACGGTTCCGTCATGATCTACAATCAGTTTTGTCAGTTTTCCTGGTCCAGCACTCTCGAACTGTGACAGCATGTTTATAAAATCGACCACAGGGGAAACGAACACTCCGAGCATTCCGCCTATCTCGTTTATAGCGTCCGTCTTTGTGTTTGTAGATCCCCAGAATTTCTGCCAACCTGTCCTGTCTCCGTAAACCATCTCTGACCAAGTCTCGGCGTTCTCCTTGCTGTAGAGTTCGCTCACAAAAGCATTGACAGCTTTCATTATTGTGATTGCAGTGTCCCTTACTGGAACAGGAGCACCATATGTAATCTTGCCATCATCACCAATTCTTACTGGTGTCAACGTATAGTTTCCTTCAGAATTTGTTCCGCCAACAAATCCAGTAAGCATATCAAGGAACGTCGATATCGGCTCTGTGATTGAACCCATAATTTTGAACATCTGGGCACCAATCATCATTTTCAGCAAGTCCTTGAAGTTGTAGTCCATGCTTTCGACAAACACCTTCAATGTATTGCATATTACACGTGAAACACCAACGACATCCACAGCTTCTCCATAAACAATTTTTCCTGTTTCTTTGTCTATCGAAAGCACTGGTCTAATCAGGCCGCCTTCTGTCATTGTTCCTATGTTTGCTATTTTGGATATAGCCTCAGCTGTACTAAGAAGGTTTTTGGAAAGTTTTGCTACAGCGGCATACTTTATTCCTAGTTTTGCAATTTGGAACAAAGAAAGATCCATATCGAAGTTTTTCTTATTGAATCCCTTCATCATTGACGGAATATCCCTGTTCAGCACAGCGTTCACTCTCTGTATACCACCAGCTTCATCTATCTTCTTCGCAACATCAACAACGCTGCTCACCACACCGATTACTTTTCTACTAAACCCTATTGTTATAACCATTGCAGGTATAGCAAAAAGTATTGGTACAGTAAGAAGCGAGAATGCTGCCGCAGTGAGCCCGAAAGCGGCTATCACCCCGTTTATTCCAAGAACATCTTTAGCAAGTTGACCCCACGAAACACCATACTCATCCTTTTTCTTGTCAAGCTCAAGTATAGACCCTATCAATTTAATCGCCCCTGCTCCCATCAACAAGGCAAGCCCTATAGCTACACTCCCCATTATAATCTCTGGCATTATGAAGCTGGCTGCAGCCGCAAGTCCGCCGAACAAGACTATCACACCAGTTGTCATCAGAAGTGCATATGTGACTTGATCGTATCTTCCTTCGAGCTTTTCGGAAAGAGAAGATGCCATAAACATGAGTCCCATTGCACCGGCAGCCAGAATCTCAATAACACCAAGGGCAATTATTCCTTTCTTTGCACTACCGAGAAGTTTACCTGCAAGCCACCCGATACCGACAAGGCTCACCATTACGGATGCAGTGGCTCCAAATCCAACCAATATCTTCTCATGGTGATCAGAAATAAAATCGGCAAGGAACTTCGATGCAATCAATATAGCCATCACACCGAATGTCATAAACACAATATCCTTGACGGCGCGGATAGCACCAGTTTCCTTTATCAATACGCCAGCCATACCCGTCAAGAGTATGATCAACGACAATGTCACGAGCGTTCCGCCGAGAACAGCGAGACCTCCGAGAAGTATTTTTCCCATGTCACCCTGCGCCAGCAATGCACCGAGAGCCAAGCATACAGACACAAGACCTATAGAAACCAGTGTAAGGAATGTTATCTCTTTTACTGCACGTACAGCACCCACTGCCTTCGCCATCTTGCCAATCATGCCTGTCAAAAGGATTATGACGCTTAACGTAGCGAGCGTTCCGCCAAGAACAGCGAGACCGTTAAGAAGTATCTTCTGTGTATCTGCACGGGAAACGAGAGCACCGATGGCTATACACGCCACAACCAGCAACGCCGACTGCATCATGAGATTTGTAATCATCTTCACAGACTTGGTCAGCACTTTTATGTTGAGAAGTGTTCTCAGTCCTTTGGTTTTCATCAGCACATCAACCATACTGAATATCCCAGCATACATCATAATCACTGGATATGTCAGTGTTGCACCGAGTAAAGCAGCTGGAGCAATCAGCACATTCTTCGCTGAACTCTTGTTTATTTCTGCAAGACTTTTTACATTCTTTATGTAATTTTCAGAATTCTTTGTGTTTATGTCTTTCCCGGTTTTGTCGACCTCAACCATAATTTTAGATATGGTCTCCATAGTCGACTTAAACTTATTCATCGTCTTCCCAGACAATCCAGCAACAGCCTTAACCGCACATGGAAGTCCGCCGATTATCTTGATGAATTCGTTGAGACTTTTTGAACTAAGATTCCATTTGATCGATTTCGAGCTGTCGATGTCGTCTGTTGTCGAAATGTTTCCTTTAGACAACTTCGCTGTGGCTTCCTTCCCGTTTCCGTTCTTCGGGGCAAGGTAGTTTGCAATTGTCGAAACCTGTTTGTTTATACTGGTTAATATCTCTATGGTGTTGTTCGCCATTTAATAGAAGTCTATGGTCTTTCTGTATTTATCTGTAATTTCAGTGAAATTATTTTTTCGGTACAACACAAACAAAGAAACGACTGATTAATTTCAGTCGTTTCTCTTTTAAGTTGTTAATATTCAATGAATTAGAGCATAACCTCGTTCCACCAGTCACATCTAAGTGTGAAGCCCGTGACCTTGTACAACTGAGTCTTGCTCTGGTAGTTAAGGTCGGGGATGGTAAGGTTGGTTGTCGGGAACACGTTGTAGCAGATCCACTGCCAAAATGGTTGGTTGATCTTGTCGTGCATCGTGATTGTCATGGTAGGTGCAACATAGTCGACCTTCAAACCCTGACGACCAGTAAGTGGATCCCAAATCAGATCGTTCCATGCGCGGAGCATCTTGAGAGTGTACATGTCTGGCGAACCCTGAGCACTGCCCCTGACGTTGATTTCGAAGTCGAGCTGCAGGTCGATGAACGTCTGCTGTGTGCCCGAAGCTGCGAAGCTCCTATCAGAGTATTTGTAGTGCTGGAGTTCAGACACTCCCGGATTCTTGTTGGTGTCGAGACCTCCGACCCTTGTAACACCTTCGAGGAGAAGGTTGGTTTCATTGGTCGAATATGAGAGCTTCGAAGGAAGCTGGATCTCAACAGTGAACAAGTTAAGATAGACTGGCTCGTAGAGCTCGCGAGACACTCTTGATGTCCTGAAGTGAGGAAGACCGAGAGTTCCTACCGAAGAAATTGGTGTATCTGGCATTTCTTATCTATTGTTCGTTTTAATTAAGCCGTAGTTGAACGGTTTAAGGTAATCGGCACAACAATCTTCTCCATGTTCTGTGAGATCCACACGCCGATGTCGACGATGCAGAACTTGTTGTCGATTACATCCTTGTCATTGTTGAGGTCGTCACATTCAATCTCGTACTTCACGAGGGCACCAGAATCCTGCATTGCAGACAGGATAGGATTGATCCTCGTCACGATTTCAGCCCTTGTAGTCGGGATGTTGTAGGTGAACACATAGTCGTCGAGGACTGACTTGCAGCTGATCTCGATGGTGTTCAGGAGCTCGCGGACATGCAGGAAGCTGAGATCGCTGTTCACGGTCTGGTAAGCAGTTCTGTCGCCGTAGATCATGATAGTGCCACCACGGTTGATGATTGGGTTGATACCCATGTTCTCAAGGTAGCCCCTGTCGGTCTCGTCGAACTCGAACTCCACACCAGCAATGGCTGGATTGTCAATGACACCGTTAGTGTTGGCCACGGTCTTGTAAGGATCGCCACCGGTGAATTTGTTCATGAATGTGTTGCAGACATCTGCTGCAGGAGGAACGAGAACGAACCTGTTTCCTTCAGTATATCTGAAGAAAGGCGCGAACACTCCAACATGGTTTGCGCCATGTTCTTCATCAGGAAGACTGAAGGACTCAGTGTCAGGTGAGTAGATCATATCCTGGTTTCCGCCTTCTTGGATGTACTTGATGTCGAATACAGGTCTCGGATCTGTCTTGTCCATCCAGTTGTCACCGAAGAAAGGAGCATCGGATGCAGCAAACTGTGACATCGAAGGAGCGTTGATGAAAGCGGTACAGTGTCCCTTGGCGTTTGCAAGATCTGCGAGATGCACCTTGCCTCCACAGTTAGCCTTCAGACCGTAAGCCATAGTATCTACAACATAGCGGAAGTCGATCGAGTCATTATTCAAGAGACCCTTCTGGATACCAGGATCCTTGAGCATCGAGTAAATCTTCTCAACACCAGCCTCGTTGTCAACTTTACCGTCACTGTCATAACCAGGCATGTGTCTGTTGCAAATCTTAAGACCTGCGAGCGAGTAGAGCTTCATGGTGTCGTACATCTCTGTGTATGACTTGTGAATCTCAACTTCAGAAGCAAGCGTGTCTCCATTTACAACATCTGTTGCAGTAAACATATAATATGTCGAACTGTCTTCGTTATCGGGATTGACTCTTGTTCCGCGTTTCTTGATAATCCTAGCCATCAATCCATTGTTTGCACGCACATAGTCGCCGATATTGATCTTCTCACCGGTTGCTGCATCAAGTGCAAACTTGGTGCTTGAATCGATGTTGGAAGAAGCGTCGGTAAACGTACTTGCATTGAACACATTTCCACTAGCGTCGATATTGCACGACATGTAGGTGAACTTGCTCTTGGTAGGATCGCTTGCTATTGTAGTGGTAAGCATGTGTCCGACAAAGTCTGGTGCAAAAGCTGCGATCTTGTCGGTAGAAGGATCATAGTCTCCGCTACCGTCGCTGTCGATGAAGAATGTGGAACCGTCAAGCGCGACAGCATCCATAGCTTTCTCGTTGATACCGAAGAGCAGACCCGTCTCATTGCTGGACTTGTTTACAAGGTAATTGATTGACTTCAGATTACCCTGTTTGTCAAGGAAGTTAGGCAGAATACAACCAGTGTACTGTGCGATCACGTTCACAGCGTCGAGTCTGAGGAATTTCTTGAAGGTGTCCTTCTTCAAACCTTTTTCAGTGAAGTAGTTCGACCAAACGACATCGCCTGCAAAAGAGGCGTACTTATCCTCACCCCAGTCGCCTGCGATGATGTACACATCCACGAAATAATCAGAAACGAAGTCGTTCGGGTTGATCCATGGATAAGGGATGTCGTCCTGATTGCCGTAGAAATCAAGGAAGCTAAGGTTGTAGCCCTGAACATTCTCAGATTTCCTGATAATCACCGAAATGTCCTTTGTACCGCAGTTTGAAATTCCGAACATAGCCGATTCCTCTATTGAGGAAACGTTTCCGTCCATCTTTTCAGATGCTGCTTGGAACGTGTTGTCTACAAAAGCTCCGTCGTCTGCAATCCAGAACTTCGTCCTGTCGTACATGTAGGCATAAGGGGTCTTGAAGGTAGACGAGTCCATAGTCGGCTTAAGTGACAGAAGGGTGAACCCGACAGTATCCTTGTTGCTTTCCTTATTGCTAGTGTCAACGTTGAGAAGATTAAGGACATACACAGGAGCCTTTGGAATCATAGTCCTCACGTTCCTGTTAGTGAAGCATCCCCTTCTCTCAAGTTTCCTGTCGATTCCGCCGAAGAGCCTTGTGCAGGTCTCGGTGTCGGCGAGATAGACTGGACGGTTGAAAGGACCTCTCATGTTGAAACCGACAGCTAGACGAAGCGCTGCCTGAATTGATGACCCAGTGACGATAGAATTGTCTATCTCAATGAAGTAGACACCAGAAGCAGTGTAGTCTGAAAAATTTATTTTCTGTGACATTTTTCTAGCTATTTGTTTTTGTCTTTTCTGTATTTATCTTTGAGGACAGTGTAATTTTTTGGAAAATTGCATATAAACAAAAAAGGAGCCTCGTTTTGAAGCTCCTTTTACATGTTATTGCGATTATATGCTATTCATCCCCTTCATCGGCACCGAAGAGATCTCCAAGGTCATCGAAGTTGAATTCGGCTTCCTCTTCGCCTTCCTCACCGTTCTCGTCATTGTTGTCATCAGAGTTCTCGCCACCGTTCTCGTCGTCACTGTCGTCGACAATCTCTCCGCCGATTTCCTCTTCTAGATCGATTCCCTTCTTCTCAAGGTAGTCCTTCAGTTCAAATACTGAGTTAACATCAATCCTGATGTCGATATTCTCATCGTCTTCCTCTCCATCAAGAATCTCGATATCCTCGTCGGCGACACCAGCCTCAATGAGTTCTTCCTTGCACTTGTCCTCGTCACCTTTCTTCACGGTGATGACAATTGCCTTCATCTCCTTCTCCTCATCATCGTCGTCGGAATCCTTCTTCTCATCATCGGAATCCTTTTTCTCATCGTCTTTCTTGTCATCATCCGATTTATCGTCTTCATCGGAATCCTTCTTTTCGTCGTCTTTCTTCTCGTCATCCTCTTCCTCGTTCAGACCTGCAGCCTCGAACATCTCGCGGAGTTTCGAGAACCTAGTGGAAACCGACTCGTTCTTCTCCGAAACATCTTCCTTCTTCTCAGGATCGTCCTTTTTCTCCTCATTGACACTTTCCGCAACGTCACCAGAAATTACGAAGCACCACTGCTTATACTCAGGAACAGTCACACAGAATCCGTTGTCAGTCTCGACGATATCCGCATCCTCCCTGTTGAATCCCTCGTTCTTGCAAAGTTCGTCGACAATCTCGTCAAGAGCGTCGATAGCCTCGTCGTATGAAAGATATTTCTGATCGATTTCGCCGTTGTCGTCTGGATTGACCTCGACATCTGGCGACAGAGCCTTCTCGGTAACTGTTATGGTGTATGTTCCGTCTGACTCGTAAAGTTTTCCAGTGTTATAGTTGTATACTCTTCTCATTTGCCAAAAATGAAGTTTTGCTTTTACTATTTATTTTAATTTGTTGCAAGCAAATTTATAAAAGCCTAATTACATGAAGAAACCCATATATTTTGACAAAGACTCTGCTTTCTTTTTCATCCTTTCATCGATCTCCGCCGTATTGTCGTCCAACGCAAGATAATACTCAGTCCTCACGACAGCGTCGTCTGTAAGAAGAAAAGGTTTCCTGCAGTCAAGACAATAGAAATCCTTATACTTCACAGGATCCTTCTCCTGCTGCGAGTGACCGAAAATCTGCATGGCGTTTATCGGATCAGCAGCCTCTATCATCTCGTTCACATCGGTCCACAGAAAACTTGAGAAGGAGTCGTCACCCCCACGGTAGTATGAAACATCGCTGAAGATATGTGATCTTTTCAGAAGATCTTTCCAGTCGGTTTCCTTAATCATCCTGTAGTCTATACTGTAGTATATCTCATTCGAGGTATATTTCTCGAGCATTTCTGGATTTATCCATTTTATCCTATGATTAAGCCATCCCCTTGTGAACCCAGCGTGTGAGAATATGATGTTCTTCCCTACAATCTCATCGAACCAGCACAAATCGAAGTTATCGAACTCTTTCCTGAATGTGTCGACGATTCTTCCCTTGTTCCTGTAGTCCATCCTGCATCCTCTCCTGTCGTTCATGACATAGTGAAGATCATGGTTTCCAAGAAGAAGTATAATCCTGTCAGGATATTGGTGTTTGAGTTCTATGATCTCGTCAAACACCTCTATTGCATCCTCTGGGGTTATACCCTCGTACTGGTACGGATCAAGGTAGTCCCCTAGGAATATTATCTTTATATGCGGATGGTTTTTGAGGCACTCCTCTACCATGTGTTTCCAGAATGTCCTTCCGTGGACATCAGGTATAATCAAATATCTTACGTTATCTGGTGACATTAAAATAATGCTATTTCTTTTTGCTTCTTTTCAGTTTCCAATTCCTCACACGGAATATTGAATACATTGTTCATAAGTTTTCTCAGAATGTGTCTGTGACAGAAGTCCTCTGGCTTCTCATAACACAGGAACACTATTGCTTTGTAGTCTTTGTATGAATCGGAAAATGATTCAATATAGTCATTGAACGTGATGTTCCCGAGTTTCTTAAACAGTCCCTCTACATATCTCCTTTTATATCCTTCCTCGGTTTCCCTTCCAGACTTCATGTCGTCGAGAAGATCCTTGTCTGGAGCAAGAATATTATCCTCGACAAATACGAAATTGTCGTAGTTCCCTTTCTTGAACCATTCTGGACAGTATCTTGATATCCCTATACAGACGTAGTCCTTCGGGATGTTCTTGTAGTTTCCGTAATAAGAAGTGAAGAACTGCATGTTCTAAAAATTATCAAATTCGATAAATTTTATTCATAAACCTTAACAATCCCCAACAAATAAAGATTGTTAAACTTTACAGGTCGGAACAACCGACCGCTATCGATTATCCTGCTTACGTAGGAATCACCGACTACTTTTCTCATTATGTTAAGGGCACCGTTTACGTCTGCGTTTACCAGTTTTTCCACTGAACTCTGGAACAGTCCCCTCTTTACACGCTTCCCTTTGTATACATCATGTTTGCAGACTTTCTCAAGACACAGAGCGTCACATTTGCTCGTATATGACTCCTCGTGTTCAACAACAATTATACCAGCCATCTCGCATTTGTATTTGAGATACGATATCAGTTTGTCAAACGGAACCATCACGAAATTCTGGTTGTTTACCTTACCAATGTCGATGGAGTCTTTCCATCCATTGTTATGACCGATAATAAGGTTCCCAACCTTGTTCTGGACGAGTGTGTTCACGATATGCCTGCTGACTTTGTGGAAAACGTCGTTCATCTGCTTGTCTCTCTTATCCCATAGATTTTTTATTTGTTTTGTCGTATGTTTATTGTTGTTTGTTTCTGCTATGCTTTTCAATAAAGAAATTCTTTTGTTGAAGAACTGGTTCTTTGACTTAATCTGCCTTCCTGAATAAATTATCGGTTCGGAGAAATCAGTTACCATCGTGACAAGATTACCTAGTCCGAGATCTATAGACGCAAATCTTTTCTGATCCACAGATTCATTGTACGTTTGGTAGTTGTAAACAATTTCAATCTCTGTGTATCCGCTCTTTGGATTGACCCTTATCTGCTGGAAATCTTTCAGTTTGTCTTTGTATTCATCCCATTGTGGAATCGATATAGAAAGTTCCCTTGAGAAAAATATCTTCCCGTCTTTTATAGAAGAACTCTGATTTGGATAAATCAACTGGTTGTACCCGTCTTTCTTCTTGTATGACGGAAGTTTCGGCATACCTTTGTATTTCTCCTTGTGTTTCGACCAGTCCTTTATGGATTTCACATATCCCTTTACGCTTTTGTCAAGAACTTTAAGACACTGTTGTGAAACCTGAGCCTTCAGCTTTCTGTAGTTTATCTCTCCTTCTGCGTTTGGTGTTTCTTTCAATATTTTGTCAAGTTCATTATAGAATGTGAATCTGTTCTCATTTTTGAGATTGGTCTTTATGATATAAAGAGCCTGGTTATACAGATCCTTGGAGATCCTGCACAACCTGAATAACTCTTCGTTGTTTTGATAGTTGTTGAATTTATAGACCAATCTCATTCTGCAAATCCTCTTCCACGAGAGTCATCTTCTTTTTTCTTCTCTGCGAATACATCCTCATAGCGAAGCAGTGTATAAGAGAAATTATATCCGCGAAAATCTCCTTTTATTCATATTCGTTGTTCTGTGTTTCATTAACAATATATCCCCCTTCTTCCCATATATGGAAGAACACAGTTGCAGAACCCCGATGCGAACGGGTTGTTCATCGGGTTGCTCGGACAGTTCCTGCACGGATCGTCATAGTCGTAGTTGTCCTGAACTATAACAGGAACGATTACCTGATACGGTCTTACATAAGGCTGCGGCGAAGCTTCCTTCAGCTCCTGCAGAGTCTTCTCTATGTTTTCAAGTTTCTTCTCTATTTCCTCGTTTTTCATTTTATAACTTATTAATTTCTAAAGAAGTAGATGAATCATATACATCTTTCCCATAATCAATCATAACATTCACTGAGTGTTTCAGTTCATCTGGACAAATATTTTTTTCTATAACATTTTCAAGAAAATCAATATTATCCTTTAATAGACTCAAACAATCATCCGGAAATTCATACACCCCATCCTCTATTCTCATTCCAACAAAAATCTTGACAACCCCCTTTGCTTTCTTTATCTGTTTACTCAATTCAGAATCATCAGATTCCAAAAGATCTTGGTGTTCATCAATCCATTTTGTTGACTCTTTTACATATTCTCTATATTTTTCTATCACAAGATTATATGTATCCTTGCTGTTAAACCCAAATATAATTTTAGTTTCTTGCTCTCCGTTAATTTCTCTAGTATAATGATAATCGTCTCCCTCTATAAAGCTTATCTGTTTTTTCCCGAGAATCATAGGAGCATATTCAACAGGTATTTTAATGCCATGATATTTTTCATACAGATGTTCAATAGCTCCACTGCACTCACACCAATAAAAATCACTATATAACCCAATATCTCTCCTTATGATTTTCTTTACTCCTTCCGAACCAGCTCGTGATAATTTTGGATCTGTTGTTTTAGATATTCCAACACACTTCTTTCCTTCTTGATAATCTGTATATACAGAAACCGCTACAATTTTATTGTTGTCCTCAACAAATGTTACTTGGCATGTGTTTCTCGACAAACTTCGTTCGTCGTAACAACCATAGAATCCATCGTATCCTGCGGATTTGTATCCGTCGTTTAAGAAATTCCAGATAAATTTTTTATTTGTTGCGATGAAATCCTTCCATCCTATATTTTCTCTACTATAATTTTTGATATCCATTTTTATATTGCTTTTGTTTTATTTTTAGAACAATCCGACCGAATATGTAAGGCTCGGCGGAACCTCGTTCAGTCCGAGTGCCACAATAATCCTATTTATCGGAGACAGTAGGCTCTTGTCAAACTGTACGTCCACATCCACAGGAGGCGCGAACTCATAGGGGAAGTTGTCGGGGATGAACCCGAACACCTCGTCCTCGCTTGTGTAGTAGAACCTGATCTTGTCTCCGGACTTCAGAAGCTCGTACTTACTCAGGTATTTCCTGTTCTTCACAAGTATGGTGTTGTTGTACACCGCTGCAGCCCTCACATGTATGGGCACAGGTGTCTTCCTGTTCTCGTTGATAGCCTCGCAACCGTTAGGTATGTTCGCGTACAGAGAAGAGAACGTCACTGTGTTGCCATGTATAGCCGCTATCTTCAATGTGCTTATTTTGCTGACCTGCCCACCGACGTTAGTGTAGAACGAGACAATGTCGTCCTTCTTCCAGTTTCCAGGGACAGAAGCGAACACAATTTTGTCGGACGATGGGGAAGCCTCCATCACTGTGGCCGATGAATAGTTGAAATATTCAATCTGTGGCTTGTTGTCGGCTTTCACGAACTTCTCATATTCCGATATACTGACAGTCTTTCCAATCTCGTTAGGTGATTGCATGGCGAACCTCTGCTTCATTCCCCTGAGAAGCTGCACACATTCTCCCTGTGTCGGGATTCTTCCCTCATGTATTTTCTGGAAGCAGAAGTTGGTGAAATTCTTCATCTCCTCCCTGCAGAAGTTTGTTGTTGCTCCCTTCACGACATCGTAGCCTGTGTATGTGATGTGGTGTCCCTGCTCGAAAAACACACCCGAGTCAATCCATGCAACATCGCACATATAGTTCTTCTTGGCGAGCATGATGACTGCACGCGATACCTTTTCCAACTCGAACTTCTCAAGGTTCTCCTTGCAGTGGAAATGTGCGGCGTACTCGTCGAATTTGTCGTCAAGGTACTTCTCCATGACAGCCTTGTAGACAGCGAGACAGAACTTGACCATCTGATCGTCTGGTATACCGTACAAGTTCAACAGAGGCTCCATTGTCAGGTATGCGGAGTTGTGAACCAGTATTCCGTTTGCCACAAATGTGGAAGTCAAGTCGTCCATCTCTATGTCGTATACATATTCATCATTATATTCCCCGATCTTCTCACAGGTTGCTTCCTCGAATGTATATGAATCGTTCTTGCATGTGACGACAAGATCCCCATTCCTGATTTCATACGGTTTCACTACAGCAGAAACATATTTGCCCTCGTCTCCATTCTGTCTGTATACGACAAGCGAATGATCTGATGTGCATTCGACCGCGTTTCCTGAGTTGAACGCTTTTAACAAATACTTATCCTTTGTGACTTTGTGTCGGATTATTCTTGACACGGGAGCGACATACAATTCGTTGTCATAGTAATTTAAAACCATATCCCCTGTCAGCACCGACTCGTGATTGTCTCCGAATTCAACTGCATACTCTGCATTCTCTCCATACAGTCGCTCTATCGATATACCATTCGGGTGATTCTTAGTCACAACAACGGTGTCGCCAGACACACTGTCGGTATTGTGAACAAGTATATTGTCAGCAAAAAATGTATGCTGGATATCTTTATCTGCAAATACACACAGATCGTACACATATTCATCGTCACACCCAACATATATAATGGAATGTATGTCTTTTTGGACAACACTTTCTCTGTTTGCATAGACAATAAGTTTATCGCCTATATGCAGATCCTTGACGGCAGCCTCGACAAGATTATCGTCTTTGAGCACCATGATGGAATGATCCTCTGTGACAACAACACTGTTTCCTCCATCAAGACATATACGGAATCTGCGTTTATTCGTCTTATGGCGCATGACATAGTCGATTCCTCTGTATATCGGTTTGTCTGTTTCAGGATCATAAGTACCGACCAGATACTTGCTACCTACTTTGACGCGGATCTTGTCGCCACTGTCGCTGTCACAGAACTCATTGAACAGTTCCTGAATCTCCTTTGTAAAATAGTTGTCTCCGTATTTCAGCAGAATTCGGCTGTCGCCTGCAACTGAGTCGCCGTATATTTGAAGAGTATTGAACTGAAGAGGTGTCCTTGCCATCCTCTCGAAATTCTCCCTGTCGAAATCCTTGAATCCATACTCGTTTATCATGATGTCAGACACCCTCTTGTGACCTTCGTAATCCAAATGCCACATGTTCTTGAAGTAGTCGTCCACCTTTATAACGCTGTACTTGATCAAGTCCTGACCCTGCAAAGTGATGCTTTCAGCAATGTCGATATTCGCCAGATTGAAGTAACTCGTACCAAACACACCGTACACACTGTTAATGAAAGTCTTAGCACTCAGCTGCATGGTGTTCCAGTAGTCCTCCTCCCTCTTGCAGGCATCCTTTATACTCTCAAGTTCCTCTATCGGACAGGTCTCTGGATCGATTTCCTTCCCATCAAGGCATTTCAATTTCATTAAAGCCATGTTATCTTTTATATTTTATTTTCAACCATTTTTCAAACGATATAGGCTTCCCCTCATAATCAGGATTCTCGTACATTTCAGATTCATACTCGTAGTAATCCTCTGCTTCTTTCTCCATCATCCTGTTATATTCTTCATCATAGGCTTTCTGCATCATAGCCTCATACTCCTCCTGCTCCAATTGATGTCGATAGACTCGTATATCTTCTTCATCTGTCAGCCAGCCAAATGCTGGATGATAAACTCTTTCCATTTCGTTCTATAAATTATATGGTCAATTTTTCATATCGATTAAAACAATTCCACACTTTTCCTTTCGCTTATGTCATAGTTGCTTATCAGCAGCTCCTTACCCTTCATGTCGTTTCCGCCACCAGCGTTCCTCATCCCGTATGAGAATTCAAATTCCCTCACGTTATAATCTTTATACAAATTCCTGATATACCCGCAATCATCATATGTCATCAACCATTTGTAATTGCAATTATCCAAGCATTTCTTCAATCTCTCATGATCGAACCCCTTGTGTTTGTCCCCGTTTCTTCCGTACAGGGCAGAATCCTCCGCACTGTAGTAAGGCGGATCCAAGAATGCGAACGTCAGGTTTGGATCATACACTTCCATGCCGAGAATCACAGAGAAGTCTAAGTTGCACACAGAAACATTCCCTTTCCCTTCAAGGAACTTTCCCATCTCCCCAAGTCTTTCAACAGACGACTCAGTGAACCGTTTCCTGAACGACTCGTCGGAATATCCACCGCTCAACGATGTTCCTGAGAACGTTATCCTGTTCAGAACGAAGAATTCCGCAGCAACGTCTATCGTCTTTCCGAATTCCCTGTCTGCCGATATGTCAGACATCGTCTTGCTGTACAGAACCTTTCCGTCAGTGTACATATCCTTTATCCTCTTCACTTCAGCCACAGTCGACTTCGGGCTGTCAATCATCGATTTCCAAAAACAGTATAGATCATAATAAAGATCGTTTACAGTGTACAGAACATCCGGTCTCTTTTCTATAGCCTCAAGAAACACACTCCCGCCGCCAAGAAAAGGTTCCCTGTAATCCCTGTACTCAGGAAACAGCGAAACAAGATATTCGGCTACTCTGCTTTTTCCTCCTGGATATCTCAATGGTGTCTTCATCAAAAAAGTCTTGTTTGTTTTTTGGCAGCTTCGACAACGCTTTCGCTTTCCTCAAAATACGACTTGTCTATCTCGAATCCGACGAAGTGCCTCCCGTTGTTCTTTGCAGCCAGAGCCGTCGTTCCACTCCCCATGAACGGATCCAGAACAATATCGCCTTCTTCGCTCCAACTCCTTATGTGATCCCTCGCCAATTCGTATGGAAACACAGCAGGATGCGAACTCAAATTCTTCCCTCTCCCTATATTCCATACATTGAATCTTCTCGACATGTCTGCTACAACTCTTTTTTCACCTTTGTATTTCCTGTCTTCCCTTGCACTCCTCGTCTCCTTCCTCGCCACACTTCCTGCTGACGAGTTCAGTCTGTCGCATATCAGGTTCATGCTCTTCGGCTTGTTTCCCTTGCAGAACACGAACATGTACTCGAATACGTCGTAATACCTTCCCTCCGTAGGAACCGCAGGACTCGGCTTCTCCCATATCATCGTGTCGTACAAAGAAAAACCTATTTCCCTGAAGTAGATAGCCTGTTTGAAACTCGTCAGGCTCTCAGATCCGTTCTCTGTCCCATCGGACACAATCCATACGACAACCCCGTCGTCCTTAGTCACCCTGTAGAGTTCGTCTGCTATTTTCTTGAACTTTTCAAAGCTCCATTGATCTATGTTTCCGTTATACGATCTTATGTTGTCGTATGGAGGCGATGTCACAGTCAAATCGACGGATTCCTTCTCCATGCAGGATAACCCGTCGACACAGTCCATGTTATATATGTTGTCAATCTCTATATTCATTACTCAAACTCAACCTTTGTCCACCTGTTGACTACAGGTTTCCCCACGATTATGTTTTCCACAACCTCCCTCTCCCAGTTCTCCTCTTCCTCGTCGTTAAAAATATACATCCAGTCCTGAAGGTGTTTAACAATCGTGTCGACACCTGCTCCGTCCCTGTGCATCTCAAGCACTTTCTCCTTTATCTCAGAAAAGTTCGGGGAAAGCCATTCACGATCAGGGGTCTCAAGATATTCGTCTATGTATCTCCTCATTTATTCCTGAAAATGTTTTATGCTACTCTCGTATTCCTTCATCGAGTCGTATCCGTCCTCTGTATGTATTGGTGAAAACATAGCCTTGCCATAAGGAACATCACCATATTCATTCGCTTCCTTGCACTTGCTGTGCGCCAGTCCGCTCTCGTACTCCTCCATGGAGTCGTAGTCGTCTACAAAATGTCTCATTTCTTCAGTTTTCGTTTTTGACAACAATACTTTCTCCATCCCCCAACGGAGAGGCGTTCACTGTGTTGGACAGCAATCCGCAGAGTATGCACCAGCACACACCGAATTTGTTTTCCCGTATCCTGTGTTTCCCCTTGCCGCAGTTCCTTTTCTTAAGGATTTCCAGTTTTTCAGATGTCACTTCCATCTTTTTAGAGTTTAAATATCGATATCGATTCGTTGCCACATACCTTTTCTTCTTCTATGACATAACCACAGTTTTCGCATATGTACGTACCTATGCGAAAACCATGAATGATGTCAGGACAATTGCATATCGGGCAAACATTGTTCCTCAATGCATGGGGATATCGTTTTGTTTCTTTTTCGATTAACATTTATATTGTATTTTTCGATTTGCGGTGTATTCCGAGATCATTTCTACACTACTTCTTTATCTTCAAATCCATAAACCATTCTATACAGTCAACCAGCCATGTAACTAACATAATAACCATGCAGGCGGCGTTCACAAGAGGGAACCATATCAGGATATTTTCATCGCCGTCCAGTGGGAACATGAAGTCACGAACGGTATGAAGGGATTTCCATTCCGTTGTTATGCTGTACACAAGGTTGAAAACCAGAGGAACAGCATAGAGCATCACCAAAACCATCAATGTATCCATTGTCATTTCTTTTTATTTTCTTCAGATTTGTCGCAGGCGACAATCCAGTTGTACGGATCCCTCCCATACGAGCTGATGCACACTTCTTTCCTCTCGCACGTTTCACACAACTTTCGCTTACAGGCTTTCATGTGCCTCTTCAGGTTCGCCGTCCCTATGAAAGGATTCCCGCAGTGGGGGCAGTATACTATTCCGAGATCCATATTATATAATTATCACTACACTGCAAAGATACCGATTATTTTCCTAATTTGAAAATTTCATCTCCATCTCATCCTGTCGGTATACTTCATCACGAACATCCCGCCTGCCGCCTCCACAATCTTTTTCCTGACCTTGATGAACCTTCTGCCTATGAAAACCACCATGTCCTCATACGAGAAATTCCCCCTCGTGAAATACACATACCCGAACAGCTGCAGGAATATCTCCCTGTACATGTCAAGGCTCCCGTCCTTCATCCTCGAAAGGAACTTCTCGTTTTCCTTCACGACTTTCATGACACCAGTCCCCATCATTATGTCGTTGCACGTTTTGAACGTCGTCAGATCCTCGTTTCCATTGAACGTGTCCTTAATCTCGGCACACACCTCATGCTGGTAGCTCTGCGTCTCCGTCTCGTCTATGAAATGAAGTAAAAGCCCGAAATCCCTGACATTCTTGTCTGGACTGTCCATAATCCTGTTCTGTAATTCTTGGTTCCTCTCGTTTTTCTCGAAGTCCCTGAACTTCGAGTGCCTCCCTCCCGTCGATTTCAACTCCATGTACTCGTCGTACCCGTGAGCCAGCTCGTGACCGAAGCACGAGAAAACATGCGGTTTGAACAGCGATGGATCACACGACATGGCTACTGCTATCTCGACTGTGTATTCCCCGTCGTGGAAACCGCTTTCCTTCAGGAAGCACATCACAGGGGCGTATCCGTCCTCCATGCCGAAATACTTGGCGTGGATGACAACTTTGTTGAAGAAGTCATCTTTCCTTCCCTGAATCTCGACGATGTAGGGTTGTTCCTTGTGCTGTGCGAACGAGGGTTTCCTTTTATCGAAGTCCTGCAGGAACATGTCGGCGACATACTCCGCGCTTGAGAGGACAGCGTCCGAGTGACCGTGGCTCTCCAGAAGATATGATAGTTTGGGGAACACGTTGTACTTCAAGGTACACGGCATGTATGTCTTGAAAAAGTCTTCGGATTTGAGCATGTTACCAGATGTTGTTTTTGAGATAGTTTGTGAAAGACTTTGTCCTGTATTCGGAAAGTTCAGGATATTTCTCAATCACAGCGTTCCAGAACTCCTCGAATATGTCGTACTTGTAGTCCCCGTCCTTGAGATACGACACATCCTCCAGAATCCATTCGAATTCCTTGAGCTGCGGCTTTATCCTGTCCAGAATTTTCCTGAACTCAGCGTTCCGAGACTCTATCTCTCCCTTGTTTATCTTGTAGTACAGGGCTTTCATAGCGTTCTGACTCGACTTGTAGCCGTATCCCTGAGCGTCGTCGAAGACTTTTCTCTTGGAGTCGACTATCCTGTATCGCTTCTCGCTCCCTTTCCTGTACTCTTCGACCGAATATTTGTCCTTGTCTATTTGTTTCATCGTTCGGATAAGTTTGGTTTTAGAATAACTGTGTTTGGTTTTCCTGTGGTTTTTCTTTCTTCGGGAACAGGATGTCGAGCCAACCATTCTTGCGGGCTATGTAGTACATGTTCTGGTCAAGTTTCTGGAACCTTGTCCTCGTCGGATACTTGGAAGCAGCTTCCTTGACCTCGTCGAAACTCCACTTGTGGGTGAACCTCCTGTTCGGGAACAGCTCGTCAGCAAGTTTGTACCTCATCATAGCCCTGTACGCACTCTCGTCCTCGTTGAGCATGTCGTTGACGGTGTTGAATTTCTTGGCGAACTCTGTCACCCTTTCCCTTGTCCATTTCACAGAAAATCCACCAACCGATCCGACATACTCGCCTGTGGCTCCCTTGTTGAGCATTGTATAGCCGAGATCCTTGTAGGCATTGTACCAACTGTCCTCCTGACGGCGGCTTTCCTGCATGTCGAGTCCCTCCTCAAGGATGACCATCTCTGGTATAGGAAGCCCTGTGTCAATAGAATGCTGAAGTACAGAGTCCGGATCGCTTCTGCCATGTGCATGATGCGGTCTCCTGTGTTGTGAGTCGCGTTTCTTGGGATTCATAGTCCTGCCGACATAGGCTGTGTTGTCGCCGAAGTCGTATACATAGACGGAATGGATTGGATCCGACTCGTCGCCTCGTGTGCGTTCCGCTGGTTGCCAGTTCATATCCTCGTCTGAAAGGATTCCCTTGTCCCTGAACCTGCAGAATGCGTAATATGCCCGTTTGTCGTTTTCGAGAGTGTCTCTCTTCGTTCCATATTTGGAACATCTTTCAATCACTTCCTCCTTTGTCCACTCATGAACTCTGTTGGGAAAATCAAGTTTGTCGAGCCATCCGTTGTTCTTCGCAGCACCGTATGCTCCCGGGTGCGCTTTGGCGAAAGCATATGGTGCATCGAAATCCTTGGCGAGTTCCTCGCATTCCTCGAACGTATATGCCTTTGGATTTCTGAACCAAGTGTACTCGTCGAGCCACCCTTCAATCCTTGCCCTGTTGTACGCGCTTTCGTTTCCAAGTTTGAAATGCCATGAGGAGTCGTATTTCTTTGCTTCGTTGTAGCAATCCTCGTGTGTCCATTCGGATTTGCGTTTAGTGACTTCCCAAGGGAGATCGTTGTCAGAAATCTTTCCAGAGTTGTAGAATTTCAGGAAAGCGTTGTATAGACTCTCGTTTGAATTAATGAATTCCTTATAAGAAGAGAATTGTTTTGCCCGTTCTATAATGTCTTCTGCAGTCAAATCCTTGTTGCGACGTTTGAGATGTGTGAATGAATCGAGCCATCCATTCTTTAGGGCTGCTTGATAAGCTCCGACACTGTTCTTGGTAAACTCTGCGAGAGAGTCGTATTGTTCGGCTATCAGTTTGACTTCGTCGTATGTATACTTCTTGTTGGATGGGGCGGCGAGCCATGTGTAGTCATCAATCCAGTTCATCTTTCTGGATTTGTCATATGCACACTCACATCCTTTCTTAAATTCCGAGCGAGTTGTGTACTTCTTTGCTTCTTCGTAACAGGACTCATATGTCCATTTCTCTGGTGGTCTGTATGCCATTTTTATAAATTATTTTATGTTTTACTGCTGCAAAGATACTGATTATTTATCAAAATTGAAAATAAAACATAAAATAATTCAATTGTGGTAACGGAGGTTACAATAAACGTTTAAAAAAGACAAATAAAAAATAAAGCTGGACTCTTTCGAATCCAGCTTTATCGTTGCTATGTTGTTCACACTTAGACGATCGTGTCAGGAGTGTTAACATAGAAGGTGATATAGTTGAGCTCAGGGTACCAGCCGCAATCGACCAAACTGTACCTAGATTTCACAATCACCTTAGGAGCTGCGGTGTGCTCAGCAATCAGGCGGACTGACTCAGCCATGATGTAAGGAGCGAACACAACACCTGGCTCTTCCTTGCCACCCTTACGACCAACGAGGATTCTGGTATCGTACAGAGCCATCAGAGGATCGACATAGAGGGTCATACCCATGATGGTGCCAACAGGATACAGGCTGCCGTTGTTCTGGTTCAGAGTGTTGGCGACAGGGCTGAAAGCGTACTGTGCGTTGCTCTGGAGCATGGTAGCGATCTTGGCGTTGGTGACGATGAAGTTGGCAGGTCCTCTACGACCACGGTTCATGATGATGTTGCCAGCATAAAGCAGGTTGACACCAACTTTCTTGAACACGGTGTCGCTGTTCTCGAAGTCACCGTATTTCACGATGGCTGGGACAGGCATCTCGACCTGAACCTCCTTAGGAGCATCCTGTGCATCGGTCTCGAAGTAGGTGACGCAGGTCTTGGTTCCTTCGACACCAGTGAGGCTGATGTTGAGGTTGACACCTTCAGACTGGTAAGCCTCGACGTGGTTTCTCCAACCAAGTGCGAACAGACGGCTGAGGATGTGCTTGTTGATGCTCTGAGAGAGTTCGTTGATAGCTGCGGTCTCGACGAGCTTGAGAACATCGATACCCCATTGCTTCTGGAGATCCTGAACCTGCTCCTGAGTCACGGCGACTGCCACGCTCTGGGTTCCGACCTGACCGAACTTGGTGAACACCTTCAGAGACATCTGGCGAGGATACTGCATCTCACCAGTTGCACGGGTCATAGGCTCGTAGAGGTGCTCGTCGCTCTGGAATGTTCCAGTCCAAGCGTCGCTGTCGTACTTGCCAGCACCAGTGAAACCGAGGACCTGATCCTCAAGTGCGCTGATGAAGCGAGGACGTGAGAGGGTGAAGGTCTTTCCACCGACGGTCACGCTGACCTCTGCGGTAGGACCGAACACTGAACCGAGAGAGACGTTCTTCGAGTTGCCGTCGACCTTGAACATAGGATCAGCAGCAATACGGCTGAGACCGATGAAGTACACCTTAACTTTAGGATCTGTGCCGATTTCGAAACCGGTAGAAGCATCCTTCATAGCCTGGATGTACTCGCTGGTTGAAGCGTCCTTGGTGAGCTTGCAACGGAAGGCGTGAGGAGCCTCGTACAGGCTGTAGGCGGGATCAACTTCGTTACCGAGCTTGGTGCCGATCTTAGGATTGGCAGTAGCACCGTTGTACGAAGGAGTTGCGCCGTAAGCATCTTTCGAACCTGCGTATACGTAATCCAGGAAAGGAATGACGTAGGTAGGACCCTGCATAGGAAGGGTGTTCACGAGGTCGAAACCGATGGTACGTGCAGCGACCTGAAGTGCCATAGGAAGCAGGGCAGGCCATTTGTCGCCAGAACCGTTGGAAGCGGTTGAAGCCTGATCAGCGGCGGTCATACCAGCCTGCTGTGCAGGAACTGCGTTACCGACACCGTTGGTGTTGTAAAGAGTGTTGAATGGGAATGATGCACCGCCGATTGACTCCTCGTTAAGAGCCATAGCGTGGTTGTGTGCATATTCGCACATCCACTCGAACCTTGCGCTCGACTCATTTACGGTATTCTTGGTAATGGCTTTCACCATAGGACCCCAAGACTCGCAAATCTGAGCAATGTTGTTTTTGTTATTCTTAGCCATTTTAGCTTGTTTGTTTTGTTTTGATTTTATTCTTTGGTGTTGTCTAAGCTATTTATTTTCCTTTCTTTCAAAAAAAATTGAAAAATCGCTTTCGACACCCAAGAATTAGCGGATACAACTGAATTTTTTTCGTTTTGTCTTGGATTTTTTTAGTCGTTGTACTCGCAAGCCATCTCTGTGACCATCTGTATGAATTCCTTTGAATAAGGCAGACCGTTGTTGTCGTTCTTGCTTTCATTCAGACCTTCATCGAGTTTTGGCATGTTGTTGATGAATTTTTCATTGAGAATCCTTCTCTCGTTGGATTCCATAAGTCCAGTGTTCTCCCAGAAGTGGTTTATGTCGGACTGTGTCTCGAAGAGGCAGTACGCGGCAGTGTTCTTTATGGAGTCTTTCACGGACTGTTCGCTGGTCTCGTAGAGTTTTCTGTAGGACTCAGGTGCGTACTTGAGCCACACTTCCTCTGTGTAGTTGATCCCAGCTTTCCAATTCTCGTTTACGAGCTCAGGTGTACAATAATTGTTGGCGTTTAAATAGTCAGCCACTTTGCTTTTCTGTGATTCGTCCAATTTCAACAGCTCGGTCATATTGTCCTTGTTGAGCATCGAGAGATTCGGATGTTTCTGTATGGTGAGGGATTCGTCGGCTTTCCTGCATTCGTCTTTTCTTTTGTGGCGATCCACAAGTTCTGCGAACTTATCCTCGAAATTTTCACGTTTCTTTCTCAAGTCTGAGCAATCGAAGAGCGCGTCCTTCTTTACATCAGGTTCGGTTTCCTTCTTATCCTCTTTCTTGTCACCGCATTCGTCGGTCTTCTCTTCGTTCTTCTCCTCCTTATTGTCGTCGGAGTTCTCGTCCGAATTTTCGTCTGAAGACTCTTCGTCGTTGTCTTTTTTGTCTTCGTCGGAATCACCTTCCTCGGACTTGACATCCTTGATTTCGACATCGTCTTCATCGTCGTCGGTTACGGCTTTTACCGAAAGGATTTCGACTCCTTCCTCGTCACCGTCCTTCTTCTCGTCGTTGGTGTCGTCTGAAGAGTCGTCTGAGTTCTCATCATCCTTCTTCTCTTCGTCGTCACCTTCCTCGAATACGGATTTCATCGGCTTGTCGGTTACTGGAGCAACCTTTTTCTTCTCTTCAAGATTCTCCTCCGTGGTCTTATTTATTTCCATATTTTCTTCTTTGGTGTCGTTTTCTTTCAAAGCGGCAGCTTCTTTCCTGAGGCTGGCATCATATGAAACCTCGCGGATTGAAACTTCATTTTCGTTGATTCCGTACTGCGGAGCGGCATTCATCGACTCGATTCTGTTTGACTCCTCAAGGAACTTTGTAGCCTCACTGTTGTATTTGCTACCGCCTTCGGATTCGTTCACCCTGTGCAGGACAGCTCCTGCAAAACCAGGTTTACATACAAGGTCATATGTATATATCTGCTGAATCGAAACCTTTGAGTCGTTCCCGACGGTTCCAGCAGCCCTTGACGAAATATGCAGAGGAATGCCCTGATCGACGAGAGACTGTGCAAGTTTTCCGTTTGGAGTGTTGAGAAGTTCTATTTTTCCCATCACACAGTTCGTGTTTGCATCATACCACAAATCGACGATTTTGTGCGACGCTTCCTTCAATTTAACCTCAAACCTATCTTCTGGATGATCCAATTCACCAAGAAGAGGTTCACCTTTCTTGATGTCGTCCCTAAGATAAGCAAGATGCTTGAGGTACTCTTCTTTTGGATAAATCCTCTTGTTGCGATTAAGCGAATCGAGTTCCGCAAAAACACCCTCAAGGAAATATCCTCCCCCTGTGTTTTCGGACTCGTTTATCTTATGAAGCGCATGAGTTGCGTTTGCGCATACAAGCAAATTCTTGTTCATTTCGAATTCATAGAGTTGATTTTATCTGGCGATGCGGAGTTTTCTTCTCCTCGGCTGTTCCTCGCCTTCCGTTTCATGTGTATCCATACCTTCTGCAGAAGGCATATCGTCTACATACCCGTTATCATGCGATACACCAGCCTGTGCCTCATCATTTTCGTCTCTGATGACATCGAGCATACTACCACTCTGACGGTTGTCATATTTGTAATATTTATACTCAGTACATCCTTCAGACTGGAGAAACTTCCAGAGATTCACAAGAGCGATGTCCATAAGCGACTTGAAGATTCCATACTTGTCCTGCAAGGAATCCCAAGGTGTCTTCTCGTCGTAGTTGAAATCCTTCAAAACATCAAGGGCGAATTTCCTGTCCTCGATAAGTTCAGCCAGAGCATACTTGATGAAACCATGAAGCCTCTCAAGGTTGTTGGAATCGACATCCTCTGTTGTGATAAGGTTTTTGTCAATAGCGGACTGTACTTTGTCCGTAATATCATTAAGGAATGTATCTTTATTAAATTTCATGACCAGATCCGTGTTTGTTTAGAATTGCATTGCGTTCACTTTTTTGCTAAGTACAGGAATAATGACTTCCCCTATCCACTTCACAAAGTTTTTCTTCGAAAGTTTCTTCTTGGTATCCTGTTCGACAGTAGCCTTGAGATTTGAAAGAACCTTACACTCTTTTCCAGATACGGCGCACTGCAGAATAGCGTCAGCGTTAGCCTTGATTGTACGGGTGACATATTTATGGATTGCTTCCTCGTCGGATGCTGGAGTCAAGACAGCAGACGCCTCGTTAACAAAAGCGGTTCCTTTCTCGGTGAGACCGTTCTCTTTTGTCCACATCTCGTTGATCATGTTCTTGTACATGGTCTTCGAGGATTCATCTAGAGACGAGAAATCATTGATGCCATATTCCTTCTTGATGGCTGCAACCAATCTTGCACGATCGTTGTCAATAACAGATCTCTGCTCGTTAATTGCGTTTCTCCTTTGGTTATTATAAACTGAATTATATGACTTCATTGTTGTTTATATAATTTTCCGTTTCCTTATTTATTTGCAAAAAAGCAACACAAAATTAAGCAATTCTGGCCGACTTGATTGCATAATAGGGTTCAACCCCCTGATCGTACTCGAACTGACCTGGTTTTATCTCGTTCTCGAAATCCTCGTCGGTAGAGAGTAAGACTATCTCGTGCCCCTTCTTTATTCTCTTTGTTGCAACTATTACGATGCACGGAAACTGAGGATTTGAAGAATCGAAATAGTATGCAGCGTTTCCATCAACACCATATTCTTGAGAATTTCTGTAGCATGTTCCGTAACCGAATGGTATGGCATATATCCGTCTTGCATAGTCTATAGTAAAAGCAAACTTTCTTACTTCTTCCGAATATAGACTTTTTGCACTGATGAGTTGACATGGACACCTTTCGATTATGTCCCCTTTGTCGAAATGCTGCCCTGCTATCATCTTGCCGTTGACGAACATTATTTTGTTCTTTGTATCGGAATTCCACATCCTCACCCTCCTTATCCTGAGTTCGTCGTCCTTCTCCTCAGGATCCGTGTCGTATTCCATTGCTGCGGCATTCATCCCTTCGGTGGAAAGATCGTCGTCGAAAGGATTAGTGAAACCCGATTCATAAAGCTTGTGGTATGTCGACTCAGTGACGATGCTCTCGGTTATCCTGCTGTACGATTCAGCCTCCTCTGAAAGATCGGTGTCACCAGATTCACAAGAGAGGATGCAGAAAGCCTCTGTCAAGTCGACGAGTTCCGAAAGGAATTCCTTCGGAAGAATTCCACCCTTCCTTCTGACGGAGTCAGCATACTGGTATTTCTCTAGTATGCTTTCCCCTATATTCTGAATCTGTTTGTTGTCCATTACTGTACCTTTGTGTTTCCTGCGTAGATTTTCTCGATTATATTGTCGTCATTGTCAAACTTCACGAACATTACCGACTCATAGAGAGGCGTAGCAACCGAAGGAACATAACCCTTGTCGTTCGATATACTGTAGGTGTGCTTTGACTCGAACTGCATAATCTTTGTATTGTCGTGCGACTTCACGAAGTTCATCACGTCGGATCTGGTGTTCATCTTCCTTCTGACAGATGGAGAATCAAGCATAGTCGATTTGCCGCAACCGTCATCGTATACAGATTCCGAAACAACATACCATTTTGGCATATACTCACTGTAGGATCTTCTGACGGTGACTGTGGTGTAGAGACCTTCCTTGATTGATTTTGCCGAGTCGTACTTCACATTGACAGAATCGGTGAAGTTTCCGTTCCCGTCAGCCTTGAACGTGGTGTTCTTTCCTCCGTTAGTCGAAGCGTCCGTTGTGTTGTTGGTCGAGGCATCTGTGTTTGTGGAAGCGTCTGTATTGTTGTTTGTCTGAGATGTTTGTTGGTTCACAACTTGATTATTATTTGTTTGATTTGTTTGTTGATTATTTGTTTGACCCGCAGCAATAGCAGAGTTAAATCTAGAATCTTCAAGATGCTTCTTGTCCTTGTATTCTGTAAACAACAAAGAAATTCCTTTCTTCATTTCTTCCTCTGTACTAAGAACGGTTTGTTGATATTTTTCGATTACAAGAATTGCACCCTTTTCCATTTTTTTATTTAGACTTAAAAGAACAGGGTAAACATCTATTGTAATATCTTCGTTATAATATTTTATTCCTGTATTCACAGAAAAACAACCGTACTTTTTAATATCATTAGAAATATTAGGTGTATTTTCTTTTATACCTAAAAACACATGTTCCTTATCACCAACATATCCTTTACCCCCTCTAAATTGAAATTTTCTTTGTCCATAATCGTTTTCTTTAACATTAAGTTTGCCAAGATCACTTAATATATTATTTGCTATGTTTCCAATCTCATTATCAATCTGCTCTGCAGTATTCTCCCTATTCTCGATAGCGGATACAGCATCATTGATCTTACCGATTTCATATGTTCCGCTGAGAGTGACCTCCCTGCTTCCTTTGTTCTCAAGTATACCGTCGATGATATCCTTCCTGAGAGTGTCGGCATTATTCTCGACAATTTCAAACTTAGGATCGAACTTCTGCATCTCTGCATTGAGATCGTCGACCGAGCAAGCTGGATCAATTTTTATTATCGATCCAGAGAACTGATTCTCCTTCCTGTCGCCTGTGAGAGGTTTACCTGCGGATACGTTAACGCAGAATATTCTAGCGATAAGATTCTTGTCTGCACCTTTGTCACCAGGCTTCACGACGCTTGCCGAAGAATCTTCAGCCTCGTTCACCCTGTCGTTCAGTCTCTGTGCTCCACTCTCTGTGTACATCGACTCAAGATCGCCTGACACTTCGGCAAAAACATATTCGTCGATATCCCTGCCTCTGCTATTCTTTGTAGTTCTCTTGTACAGTGATGTTGCAGCCTTGATTTTGATGCTCTCACCAATTTCGTTCACTATCTTCACAATGTCTTCAGTGCTGTTGGCTTCGACTTCTTCTTTCTCCAGAGAATTGATTCTGTTGATTATACCCATAACCCACGAAGACTCAGAGCTGTTGCCATAATTGTCAAAATCCATATTCTTGTCGGACTCGTCACTGGTCTGTTCACAGAGAGATCTGAACTCTTCCTCAGTAAGAGGATTTTTGAGTTTGATAAGAACAGTCTTCCTGTACTCGTATTTCTTAGCATCATATGAAGCAAATACGATCCTGTTGTATTCTTCTCTGCCAGACTCGGCATTGTTCTCCTTTGATCCGTATGCATAAATGTACTCCCCATACTCTGGTTTCTCTTTCGGAACCATTCTTCCGTACACGTTAGATTCGATATTTTCCTTCCAGTCCATCAGGAGAGGATCGAGAGACAGCCACTTGCCATATTTCAATATGACTTCCTTCTTTGCACCGTCGTCGTTCTTGTAGGCGTTGTAGTCTACAGTAGCGTCTTTATCTAAAGTAACAATACCGTTGCTAGAAACCTCATAGTTGCCGTTAAGAAGACCGATGATCTTGACCTTGATTTCCTGTTTGCTCCTGTCAAAAGACTCTACCTTGGCGATTGCGACGTTTCCGTTGTTGGCTTCACCGTCTCCAAGCCAAGGCTGCTCCTGAGTTTGACGGACAAGGTAGTATTGGTTCTTCTGAGGCATAATGTCAAGAACATAGTCAGCGTCACCAGCGAGTCCAGTCTTAAACACAGGCATCACCTTCTCAAGAATGAAATTGAGGTATGCAATATAGACATCGCTTGAAACAATCTCGATAAGAACATGCGAGAAGTTGCTGTTGAACATATCCTTCTGTGCATCCCACATATTCTGAAGTTTCTCCTTAGCGGAAACAAGAAGATTTGCATGTTTCTCATCCTTAGCCTCAGTAAACTTCTCGAAATTCTTTATTATGCCATCACCTATGTTGTAATAGTGCTTGAGCATGTTGTCATAGGCAGTCTTTACACGAAAATACTGCTTGCTGTACTGGTTTTTCTCAGGTTTCTGATACTTCTCAAGGAAGTTCTTGAGCTTGTCACATGAAGAAGCGTCGAGATCCGCGAGAGATTCAGATGATATACCAAGTTCCTTAAACACACGATCCATATTGACGTATTTGTCAAGATATTGGTAGATAATTGAATAGCAAATTTCACGAGTTGACTCTTTCGTTACCTGAACAATCTTTTCGGAACCTTCAACAGATCTTCCCTTATTAGAGAGTTTTGACATAACAAACTGACCTCCTCTGACAGCGAGGCTTGCAAGACCGACACCAGCACTAATCGCAGCAAGGACAGATTCATTCACTTTCTCGCCTTCAAATATAGGATCCATCGCGAAAGCCTCATGGAAGCTGTTATAAACTTTCACGTTTGCACTTTCGTTCTCAGAATCGGCTACTCCGCCGTTTTCCTTTTCGGATTCTGAGGCAACTTTGATTTTGTTAAACGCCTCTATAGCACATTTGAAATCTTTTGTAATTTCTTCTTTGTACCTGTCACAAAAAGGATAAAGCCCGATATTTGTAGTTCTTGTTGCTTCTCTTCTTTCCTTGTCGAATATGTTCAAAGTGAACAGTCTGGCGAAAGCGTCGGCAATTTTGCTTCCCTGTCCTTTCATAACAGCCGTAGAATCAAGTCCATTAGGATTGAGAGTGAAGTCCTGTTGTGCCTTCTGTAAAGTTTTGACAACCTTGTTGTACCTTATTTTGATCTCCCTGTTAGCCTTTTTGATAAGCTTGATTAGAGCAAGAAGGATTGCTGAACCTGCTGCTACGATTGCAATCTCCTTGAAATGTGTTCCGAACCATGCAAGACCGTTTGCTGCTGCTCCGCCTCCGCTGGCTGCTCCACTTACGGTTTTATCTATAACTGTACTCTTACTGTTGTTGCTGAACAGATTGATGTCAAAAGAAACGCTTGTGTTGCCAGGACGACCCCAGACATATCCTCCAGGAGCACCTGTCCCATGAAGTATATTCACGTCGACTGGAACGTTAGCATCATAAGGAACAGGAGCCTCGTTTATACCGTTGGTCATTCCGTTGAAATGGAATCCTGTCCAGTTATCTTCGTTCACTTTATTCGAATTGCTCATCTAAAAAGAAAAATTTCGTTTTTGTATTTATCGTTAAATTTGAACGATGCATTTCACAAAAAATAAATATTGAAATTATATCAACTGCATTGAAACCGATATTCGCTTTTGATTTCTCGATGAACAAGCCTGCAATGGCTGCACTGATTGACGGAAAACTATCGTTCTATGTATGGGCTTCCTCTATAGATGCCAAGTCATATGAGATTCTGTCAAGCTGTGGGATAAATGTTGTCGACAGGGGACTTCCAAAGATGAAGGACGGAGAATACAACGACCATGAACTCATACTGGAGCATATAAGGAGATCGACAGACCTATCAAAAAGAATAACGGAAAAGATAAAGGAACTCCTGAAGGAAAACGCTCCAGATGTTCCTTATGATGATATCATCATATCTAACGAGGCGTTCGCCTTCTCAGCAAAAGGCGATGCAACCCTCGATTTGTCAGGGTACAAATATATATTAATGTATCATTTGATTGAAGCTGGGTTCAAAAACTTCAGGACATATTCCCCGATTACTTTGAAAAAGACCGCAGGTTGCTCAAAGAAAGGGATGGGCAAGGATGATATGATAAATTCTCTCGGAAAAGAACCGGAGAACATTCATCCGTTCATAGATATCATAAGGACAAAACCTGAGCTCCTGAAGAAGAAAACAGCATATGTAATGTGCTCCGACGACATAGCGGACTCATACTGGTGTCTGAAAACAACAATAGAAAAGGAAAAACTAGATGGCAAATAACGTCACGTTTGAAATATTCTGTCAATGGATTGAAGACAGTCTTTCCGTGGTATACTATTCCGACACAATATCGTTCAACCTGAAGAAGTACGAGAACGACAAACTTGTGTTCGACGGAGAGGTTTCCATTGTCAGGATAGAGAGGGGGTTGACAGACATACCGATGTCAGACATAGATGATGTGAGGCACGCACTTTATGACTATATAGATGCGCACAACGAGAATCTTGCAAGTCACTCACTTGACATACGGTTCGAGATAACTGGAATGGATTCGAGATACGCTTTTGTGTACAAGGAATACTACAACGGAAAACTCATAAAGGAAGGGACTGGATGGGGTAAGGATTTCGAGCTCCCGAGGGAAAGGGAGGCATGGGACGAGGCTGTAGTCGAATACAAGAAGAACAATGGAATTGAAATGTCTACAGACAAAATGAAAAGTGGGATGAACGATGTAAACAACTCAATATCGAAACTTGACACTCAGTTCACCCTCGAATTTGATTTGATTCCTCCACTGATTGAAACAGCCATTCCGACTCTCGCCACAGATCCATGTAATTTTGTCAATAACATAATAAAAGCAACAAAGGTTGCGATATCTAGAATCAACGGACTTCCAAGCCCAGCTGAACTGGCAAACTATTATATAAAACTTGGAAAGGACAATATATCCTCTGTCACAACAGCTGTAGCCAATGCACAACAGGAAGCGACGGGATTGTCATTCAGCCCAGTTGAGGATAGTTTCGATGACACATATGAATATTTCAGGGAACTCGACGCTGAAAGAGAAGAGTATCTTAAAACACATTCAGAAGATTTCTATCTATTCGACGTAGTCGATTACGAACCACCTGTGCTTGCCGAGGCACTTCAATATAACGGAAGCGACGAAACTTATACGGACGAGAACACAGGAGAGACTTATACAGGAAAAACGATAAGCGGAGGAAACAAGTCGGAAGTGATCCGCGCCTTGGGATTCACAGGGACAGACTCAAAGTCATATTGTGATTCACTGATGGTCACGATAAAGGTACAGACAATGTCAGGAGAAAAAAGACTGACTGTCCACAGGGATCTCGCTGCAGAGATACAATCAATATTCAGAGATATGTACAACGCGGGCTTCAATGTTACATTCGCAGGTGGCTACAAGTACAGGCATGCACAGTACCCCGACGGAACAGACAAGCCGACATTGTCCATGCACTCTTTCGGGTGTGCATTGGACATAAATCCTTCTACCAATCCATACACCGCGTCACAGAAAAGACCGTTCGAGTACGCACCTGTAACTTGGAAAGGAAAGAACTACAATCCAAGCACGTGCATATGGACAAACGATCATCCTGTTGTTAAGATATTCAGAAACTATGAATGGGGGTGGGGAGGAAGATACGGAGACTTCATGCATTTCTCAAAAGCAAACGGGAGTTAATCGATGGCTGATATAATAAATTACGGGGACTGGGCTGAATATGATGTCTTTGAGGTAGAACAGGATGTGTATCCGACGGTGGATCCAAGCGAGGAACTCGCGGAGAAACTCGACGCTGATCCGACATCGGACAAAGTGAAGCTGTATTCAAGGATACAGAAGATGTCACCCATAGAAAAAAGAATCTTCACCAAGATACTACAGCAGAATGCATTGATGGATTTAATATCCGCTATGAAAAACTTGAAAAATACAACGAAAGAAGAGTGGGAAAGAGTGATAAGGAAACTCAGCAGCCTGAAGGATGTAAAACTTCCAGACAAGTCTGGGTTTGACTTCAGTGCTTTCCTTACAACACTACTTCCTCTTGTCGGTGCCCTCGCAGCGACACTTCTTGCACAGAGGGATTTCGAGAAAAAGGATTCGGAATGTGCGGAACCCGTAAACAACCCGCTTGACGATCCATCGTTTCAGGAAGATGCCACAAAACAACTCCAGAAAAGCATAGTCCTACAGCTATGCAACGCAAAAGAAAACGGATTCTCATTGTAAATGTCACCAACTGAACAACTAGACAATATAATGCAACTGTGCAAGGTGTCGATGTGCCCACCTGAAGTGAACACCGACACAAGCTATCTTGATGAAAACGCCGCATGCTTCAACGGTGACAGCACTCACTTTGTCGTCGAATTCGGTTCAACCCAGACAGAGATTCTTGCTACACCAGGGCAGCACATAAGCGTAGACGATCCTATCGCATATATGAGGGGAATTGTCGTCAAATCGCAATTGAACGGAACAATCACAGCTAAAACTGACAGGTACATCATAGGGGACTATGATATTGATTCAAGCGCATATGACATCAACCTCGATGAAAGCAACCTCAATGAAAAGACAGATTTCGACGAGGTGAACGACATATTGAAGGAAAATCAGTATGTGACATCCTTCATAAAAGGGTATCTCCTTAGGTTCAGGTTCGCAGACATCGCCACACACTCAGCCACATACGGAGTCAAAGACACAGAGGACATCGTCGAGGACTACATCGACGATGCCGACGATATAAACGAGGACTATGAGGATGATGTCAAGAGGATATGCAAGAAAAGCAATGTCCAGACTTACTGCGAGAACGACAACCTTCTCGGTCTGAAGATACAGATTGACAATGCAAGAATCGTAGCCTTCAACAGGATAATAAATCAGTACAGGAACATAGCATCATACGGATACACAAAAGGGAAAGTGTCTGACTACATGCTTTATGACATGTACATGGAATACATCACAAGCGAGGATTTCGTGTACGACGACAACAACCCATATGTAGTTGAACTGTTCTACAACATAAACAACTTCCTGAAGGTAAGGAGCAAACTTGAACTGAACGGATCCAACATAGAAGGCTTGATTTCAAACTTCAACACTCTGTGCAACCAGACGATAGGGATATACTGGCAATCACACAACAGAAACTATTACACTGCAATCAAGCAGATATTCCAATACGATTTCTTCACAGATGACGACAACGACTTGATACAGGCTGCAATGAACGACGAGAACAGGGTTACTCTGTACTCGAAAGTTCTAGACTACTTGAAAAACCTCACACACTACCAAGCTCCAGCCTCAACAGAGGAGAAATACAAAAACATAGACACCCAGACACTGATGAACATGGGTGAGATTGAAGACTCAAGTTCAGAGAAAGCCAACAAGGAACTCCTCGACAAACTCAAGAAGATTTCACTCTACTTCGTAAACCTGAGGAAAATAGAAGTCGGATCGAATTCGGCAGACTATTATGGAAAGTACATCTCACAGGAAGACTTGGAGCAAACCTTCATAATAAAGAACACACTTGAAGCCATGTTTGTCGACATAGGGGACTATTCATCGGTTACTACCGATCCAGAACTTCTCGCATACAACGAACCGTTGAAGAAGTATCTAGGAGCGTTGAGGGACTTGACGAACAACGAAGCTATGATACTGAAAGAACTTTCCGACAGGGCTGTAAACTGGTACATGCAGAACTATCAGGGAATAGACTCTGGAAGCATATTCGACAGGTTCAGACAGGTGGAGTGGCCGTCCCCAACAACAATACAAAAAGACGGTGTCCCGCACGATTTTTTCTACATAGAGGAACCTAAGACCAACGAAGAACAGATTGAAGCCGATTCGTCTGTGGGGGATCTGCCTGAAGATTCCGTGAAGACGAAGCATGGGATAACATCCTACATGTACTGGCTGAGATACTGCACGATTGCTACTCTGGTGAATTGTATGCTACCGATGTACTGGAGCACAGGCGTACCACCTCCAACAGGACCGATAACTCTTCCAATAATATTCATACCTATAGTGGTTATCCCTGGAAGGGTGATAACAGTAATAGGTCTTGGTATTTGTGGGATATGCCCGTTACCGATGATATATTTCGTGAATGTCGGTGACATGCCAGCTTGTATAATCCCACCGATAAACCTCGCTGTGGACATGTTGAAGAAAGTGTCTGGTCTGGTAATAAGCGCAGGAATGATTCCTATAAAGGAAACTGTTATTGGGCTGATAAAAGCGAACGACGAGGCTATAAACAAAATCAACGAGCAGATAGAGCAGATAGACAGAGACTGTTACAATCTGTCAGTCGGAGTTGCTAGCGACATGGAAACAATCAGAGCATTGAGGAAAAAAATGAAACTAGATCCGACATCCAACAAAAGAAAAAACGAGGCTTGATTTAAGCCTCGTTTTCTTTTTCAACCTACTCTTGGTTAGAGTTGATTGAGGATGTCGTCCATGTTGATACCAGCTGCAGCCGTGTTTGGTTGCGGCTGTGCTGCTGGAGCAGCGGGTGTTACCTGTGGAGGTGTCACGGTTGCCGTCGCAACTGGTGCTGCAGGGGCTGGTGTCGGGACGAAACCTCCAACAGGAGACTGTGGCTGCACAGGAGCAGCGGGTGCTGCAGGAGTCATCGGTGTCACAGGAACGGTTGGTGTCACGGGGGCAGCTGGAGCAGCAGGTGCTGCAGGTGCTGCAGGTGCTGCGGGAGTCATCGGTGCAAATCCACCCATAGGAGGATTAGGTACAGGTGACGGCTGTGCTGCTGGTGCAGGTGCAGGTGTTGGTTGATATGCCGCTCCAGGGAACACAACGGGTTGCTGTGTAGGAGTCTGGAGAACATTCATGGCATTCTGCTGCACGCTCGTGTTAGGACTTTCGAGTCTACCAGTCGACATGAAGTTGCGGATCATGGTGCATACTTCATTGACATGCTGAGTCTGGCTGTCGTTCCAAGGCTGGAAGTCGTACTTGCCGAGATCTGGTGAGTTCTTCACGAGGTAGTCGACAAGGTACTGGCGGTTCATGCCGTCCTGTGCATACTCCATCTGACCAGTTTCGGGGTTGGTGTACCAGATACCAGAGGGGAGAATGTTTCCTGCAGCGTCCTTGTTGTCGAAGAACTGCGAGTTGTCGAAGTTGTTGTAACCTGACTTCTCGGTGCAGTAAATGGAGAAATATCTGCCTCTGAATGGATCGAACGGGTTGATGCCGACCTGACCGGGAACCACAGGGAATTCCTCCTGATGGAGTTTCTCCCAGATGGTCTTACCGAAAGTGAAGACCTTAATCTGACCATTGAGGTTGGGATGCTGTGGGTCATTAATGATCTGTACGAGAGCCGAATAGTTCAGCTTGGACGAAAGATAATTCTTTGCATAATCCTCGTAGGTGGGAATCTTGGTGTTCTTCAGTTCGAAAAACAGATCCACAACAGGCGAAGGTTGACCAATCTCGCGTGGATCATCTACGTACATACCCTTCTGGGTCATTGGGTTCTTCACCCATGAAGTATACTTCTTCATGATGTTCTTGGACGGGTTAGCGTGCCAAGGAACAAAACGGATGACCGAAGTATATATTTTGTTCGGACCTTCTTTGAATGATACTTTGTAAACGTCTGTGTTCTTTTGTTCTGTTTCTACTGCTCCTGTTGGATTGAATAGATCGTTAATTGTGTTGTTGCTCATTTTTTTAATTTTTGTTACTTTTGTGAATTTTGTTTTTTTATTGTTTCTATAAATTATACGTCAGTTTTTCCAAAACGATTAGAAAAACCTTAAATTTATTTATTTCTTATTTCTGACAGATGTGATTTCACAAGAATCTCCATCAAAACAGCCCTTTCCTCAGGCTTGAATCTCTTAAATTTGTTCGAATAGACATTTGAGTTGAAAGTCACAAGCAGAGTCCTGAGTGCATTCTTGTAGACAGGATTCTTCTTGCATATCACAGAGACTATAGGAGGAAGCATGGAATATGTGACATCACCAATGTATCCTTCGACAGGGGGAAGCAAATCCTCCTCCTCGAACCACATTGTGTTGAAGAAGTCAGTCTTGTTCATATACTCGATGAACAGGTCACATATCTTTCCGACATAATCCTTCTTTGACATCAGTATCGTCTCACGGGTTCCCTTCTGCAGGGTGTGAATGAAACTCTCAAGGAAAGTGTCCCTGTAAATAAGTTTCGACGACGGTTCTATGTAAGATTTTGTGTTGTTGATCGCAACTTCATATGTCTTTGAACCGTCTCTTAACACAAGTCCTTCTATATCAGTAAGCTCGTTTCCAGAAAATGTCTCGTGTACACCCATGTCTCGCATTATCCTGCTAGCACATTCAATCGATCCCATGCCACGTTCAAACCAATTACCGAGAGTAACAGAACTTATGTACGGTCCTATCTTTCCGTAACTTCCTGTAAGAATAACATGTCTTCCCTTAAGAGACTCCGAAAGCATCGATATAAGTTTGCTGTCGTCCCTTTTCGTCTTGTCAGCCGTGTAATAATCAGACAAAATGAAACATTCTGCGTTCATTTCATATGTTATTGTTCTTGTCTTCTGCACAGGAAGATAGAAGAATCCGATCTTCATCTTTCCGAAACCGTCGAACAGACCTCTTGCTGCGGATGCCGCGAAATCCATAATGTCGCCATATATGGAATTCACTATTATATCAACATCACCTATCTCCCTTCCTTTCGAGTTGAAGACAGACCATCCGTCTTCAGAAACGTCAACCTTGAAATAGATCATATCGAGTTTCTCATACACTTCAAGAGGGGTTTCCTTGTATTTCTCTATCTCTTTATCTGTAAGATCAAAAATGCTTCTCATCTCAATGAATTTAGTTTAGACGACCGAAAGGAAAGAATAACCGTATTTCTTCTCTACATTGAGATGAACATCAAATAATGTCTCCTCAAGCATGGTGTGGCTAACGATGAATATGTTAAGTCCCATTTTCTTCGATATGTCCTTCAGGTGCCTTATAATGTCAGTTGAGCTTTCGTAGTCAAGTGAAGAAACCGTCTCGTCAAGAAACACGAGATTGATTTGCGGATACTTACGCTTGACCATCTTCAGGATGGAGCAAAGGACAGCGATATCCACTTTCTTGTGTTCACCTGTTGAAAGGTTGTCCGTCTCAATCTCCTTGTTCATATGCTGCAGTGAGGCGTTGAAGTTGTTATCGAATGTAAGTGTATACGGGAAACCAAGGAACGAGAGGGTCTCGTTTATCTCCTTATTCAAAGTAGGGATATAGTTGCTCATCATAATCTGCTTGATTCCGTCGGCTGAATACATCTCCTCCATGATGTTGAGAAGCTTCATCTTCTCGTCGGATTCCCTTATGTTGTCCTCAAGTTTCTTCTTGCTCTCCTCTGTACTCTTTATGATGTTCTTTATGGAAACCGACTCGTTCACAGCTTTCTGCACAGCCTCTATCGACTTGTACTGAACCATAAGCTCGCTTTGTTTAGCATATATCTTGTTTATGTTCTCCTGTATTGTGTTTAGACTAGAAACATATTCATTCTTCGCCAGCGCAATCTCTTCTTTTTTTGATTCCAGTTCACTCTTCTCTTCAAGCAGCGAGTTGTATTGATTTGTAAGTCTGTCTTTCAATTCAACAAACTCCGCTGAATTGAACGGTGTGCCACAAGTGGGGCATTTGTCTTGATTGAACAGGTTTATTTTCTGCAGGACGTTTCCAGCTTCGATTCCCTTCTGGAACACTTGTCCATTCAGAAGATTCTCTGTCTGCTGCAATTCGTTGTACTTTGCATAATATGTCGAATAAAGAGTAGACTGCTGTGTATAGAGTTCCTGAACCTTCTGTAACTTTCCGCTCAGTTCCTCCATCTTTGCCACAGCGACAGACTCTCCGCCAGAGTTCATAGCGTCGAGCTCAGCCTGTGATGTCTGTATCGTCTGCTCCAGAGCGTATATCTGGCTGTTGCTTGAATTTATAGCGTTTCCGAGATCCTTCATATCAGTCTTGACGAGCTCATGCACCTTGTTTATAATCTCAAGAGAGAATATCTTATCTATAATGAGTCTCTTATCTGCTGGTGTCATCGAGATGAACGACTTGAAATTGTTAAGTGACAGAGTCATCACATTCGCGAATATATGGTAAGGCATACCGTCGAGAATCTCATTGTCTATAACAGCCTGCAGGTTCGCTATACCAGCCTTGTCGAGAATGACACCATTCTTGATAACGGTAAGCCCCGAGGGGGCGAAGGTTCTCTCAATGATGTAATGGTCGTTCCCTTTCTCGATTGTACCACGGATCCAACCTTTTTTGTTGATCCAATTGGCGATGTTTGCGACTTTCACTGGTTTGCCTCCGCTTCCCTCGGTCTTTCCGAACAGAAGAAGTTTAGGTATGGATAGAAGGCTGCTCTTACCGGAACCTGATTTTCCGGAAAGCTGCCAAAGTTTCGGATCGTTTCCGAACTCTATAGTTGTGGTCTCGTCTCCATACGAGAATATGTTCTTAAATTCAAGTTTCGTTATCTTCATTGTGCCATCTCCTCCGCAGCTTTTTTCATGTAATCATTGTTCATCTCTATAATATTGTGGTTCTGTTCCTCAGTCAGACCCTTCTCGGAAACCTGATCCTTGAAGATGTCCTCTATCGTCGAGTCCTCCGTATAACGGGGTTCCTGATCCTCGATCTTCTGTTTCCTTCTGCAGGAGAATTCAATCTTCTTCGGTTCGAATTGTCTAAGTTTATCGGCAAACTCATTTACGTTGAACCTGTTAAGTTCCTCTTCCTCGAATACAATCTCCACATAGTTGTTCTTCACTATATCAGCCCACGCTTCTGGCTTCTTCCCATACTTCGAGAAATCCTCCTTGATGAACTTCGGGGAATAGTCGTTCTGTGTGAAGTTCACAGAGATTCCTCCTTCGTCGTTTACCCTGAAGCAGTATATTCCTTTCTCATTTCCGACATCCGATTTTGTCAGCTGATAAGGAGATCCGAGATACATAGCTTTCTTATTTCCCTGTCTCTTGTGGATATGACCAGATATTATATGACAGTTCTCGTCAACAGGAGAAAGATTCACGCCGTTTATGATAGGTCTGTTGTTGTCATACGTCATTCCAGATATTTCAGTGTGCATCACGATGTACTCATACTTGTCCTTGTACTTCGCAATCATTTTGTTCTCCTTCGCAAAGTCACCGACCCAAGACACAAGCAGGAAAGTGTGATCCCCTTTTATGGTCAGTGCAAGTGTATCAGGTACAACGGTGACATTCTTGTATTTGTCAAACACTCTCAACGACGTAATGTCGGTTTCCTTCTTTTTGTATATGTCATGGTTTCCGATCATCATGTAGACATCACACAGACTCTCCATCTTCTCCATTATATCCATAGCCTTGTTCATTACATCTATGTCTATATGTTGCCTGTTGTCGAAATAGTCTCCAGCCACAACGATAACTGGGGTGTATCCTTCGGAAATCTCCTTCCTTACCAGAGGAAAGAAAAAGTTCTCGAAATAGTCGACCATGTTTTCAAGCCACTCCACAGACGCTGACTTTGCTCCGAAATGTGGATCCGACAAGAATATAATGTCGTTGATGTCTTGCTTCTTTGCTGATTTTATTGCCATTGGTTTATTTGTTAAAACAGTCTTTTTGAATTCTGTAGTGGTTTATCAAGCCCGTATTGCTCTTCAAGGATGTCAAGTATCTCAACTTTATCCTCCAAAGTTATGATGTCTCTGTATAGCAGTTTGTAGTTCAACTCGAAGAATTCCGCTATCGTGCAGAATATCTGAACCGCATTGTAATGTCCGAGTTCCTTAAACTTGTCCTTAAAATAATAGTATATCTTGAAGAAGTCTCCCCTGTCTATCCTTTTCGGTTCCCTTCCGTATTTCTCGAAAAACTCTGATTCCTCATAGAACTGTTCCATCTGGTCCATCATGTTCTTCTTGACATACACATCCTCTATGTTCTCTGACACATTCTCCTCGTAGTTGTCCGCTACTGCAGGGTTTATAGATATTTCCTGCTGTGATGTCCTGTCTGTGCCATACTCTACGTTATTGTAGCTGCTGTTGAAAATCTTGTCTTCCAATTCATATTCAGTTGGTTTTAGAAAATCCCAGCCCCCGTCACATTAATCAAGGGACTTATATTGTTGTTAGGTGGACCAGCGACACTTCCAGGATTGAATAATCCGACAGACTGTGATTCCTGTTCAGGAAACGATACTGACTGTGGGCTCGGTTGCTGATCGAAATTTGTATTGGGTTGCAAAGGTTGTGATGTAGGATTATACTGCCCGTCATGGAAAGTCTGGTTTACCTTCCTGGAATTCCTCCTTCCTTGTTCGGCAATAAATTTGTCTCCAGAGTGATCTGTGGCGAATGGATTCATGTTTACTTCAATTACACCCTCTTCGACATTCTCTATAAGTCTGAGGAAATTGAAGTTGCAGTCATAAAGCTTCTTTTTATTCTCCTGAGGTGACACGCGGTCATAGATGCATTTAAGATAATATTTTCCTTGTGCCTTCATGAGAGGATCTGATATGATACCAAACATAATGTCGACTGTTGCTCCAAGTGCAGATGACTCGGAAACTTGATTCGCTGTGATGTCGTTTGTGTCGAACTGTGTCCTGTTAGTCTGTGTCGCAGTGACTATTGCCCATCCATTCTTCTTTCCCATAGCTTTCAAGTCCTCAGCGAGCTGTTTGATCTTCATATATGTGTTTTCGGAGTTCGGATTCCTGTAGTTCTTCATGATGTTCAAATAGTCGATGAAGATGTTCTTGAACTTGAACTTCCTCTGTGGGGTACTCCTTCTTTCTTCTTCCTGTAAGAGATAACTTTCAAGTTCAATGACAGTAAGAGTTGAAGTTGGAAAATCCTGAACAAGAAGTTCACCCGGCTCCTTGAAACACCCGCTCCTAAACGACCTGATCTTCTCCCTAAACGCGACGGTGTCATTAGCGTACTTCTCGTACTCCAGCGAAGGTATGGAAAACATATTAGCACCGATTCTCGCTATAATCATCTCCTTTGGAAGCTCAAGTGAGATGTATGCGTTGTCCTCCCCCTGAAGAACCGACTTTGCACAAAGGTTCTGCATCCAAAGAGATTTACCGATCTTTGGAGCACCAACATAGCATTCAAGACATCCCTCAAAACGACCTCCGTTCAGACACATGTCTATAAAATCGTATCCAGTGGGGGATCTCTTCAATTTGTTCTGCCTGTGCGACTCGGCATCCCAGAAATCGGAGCCGTGGTCAATCTCGTCGGTGAACTCAAGCACACATGTCCTGTTGAACATTGTCTTGATGTGCTCGACAATCTCCTTGGCTTTGCCAGCCTCCATGTTGTCCTTGTTCAGCTTCAGGTAGGCTGCAGCCTCGACAATCGCCTTCTTGACGTTCTCTATGATAGCCCAGTTGGTAGCTTCGTCATAAAGCCACTCCTCAGTGTAGCTGCTGAGCATCTGCTTCTGGGCATACAGTACATCTATGATGTCGTCCTTGAGCTGTTCCTCAAGGTTGTTTATGCGCACAAGCTCCTTCATCTGATCCGATGTAGGAGCCACGTGGTATTTGATTACATAGTCCTTGGCCAACTTGAACGCAACCTGCAAAGCTTTCGCTGAAAAGAAATCAGGCTCAAACCTCAGTGCGAGAGATGGTTCAGACAATATGTAATGGTAATATACGTTCTGTATAAAAGCTGATCCGTTTGCCATTTCAATAAACTTCTTCTAAAAATTATATACGGCAAACAGAAAAACGATTATTTTTCATCTTGAACAGTGTAATCTGGATTCTCGTACTCGTCTATGATTGCGCAAGGAACAGGCGAAACTGATAAATCATTTTTTACTATGAATACCGTGAGAAGTCTCTCTGTCATATAACCGAACACCCTTGACTGATATCCATTGTGTTTGGTATAGTCTATCAATTTCTCAATCTGTTCAAATACTGGAAATATGAATGAGCAATATTCACAGAAGCGTTCCCATTTCATTATGTATATGTTGTACGGAAAGAAACCTGAAGGTTTCTGTGTCATTATATAAGAGAAAGCGGGATAATAGTCAGGCTTTATTCTCCGTATAGCATCCGAAAGCAAATCATAGTCTTCGGATATATGGATTTCCCTGTAGAATTCTTCAAGGGATCTATTAAAATAGAAGAACGGTTTTATACAAACAACATCCGATTTCTTGAGCAGCTTCAGGATGGAGTTCTCGCTTATCCCACTTTTCTCAAGATATTCGTCATGCGACATCCTCAACTCTGTCCTGTCTGAATCGAAAAGTAACGGAAGTTTTCTGTAGTGACAGAACCCAACATAGTCTGGATGGTTGTCCTTCATGTTCTTCCAAACCCAGTACACACCTGTTTGTTCTGAATAATACTTGTTCTTGTAAGAAATATTGTCACCCGTATCATCACCTACATAATTCTCAAATTTCATCGAAGAACAACTTCTCCCCACCTGCATCGGTACAAAAGGATCCTTGTCAAACCATACTGGTTGGTTATATGTACAGACGAATATTTTCAGTTTCTTGCTCATTTTATTAATTTGTAAACATGGTTTGAAAACAATTGGGATCTTCCTGTTGTACATTCAAGTTTCCCATAAAGATTTTCATAAACTCTCTTTTCCTCAGAAGACATATTATTTTCAATCCACATGTTTCCAAGATGAACCTCTGTCGCTCTTCCAAGAATAGCTATTCTGTATTTGTCATCATTCGGTATAACACTTCCAAGAAAGCCTTCTGTCGCATATCTGTTGTTTGGAGGAATAACTTCATTATTAGTATGTATCATATTCAATATCCTTTTTGGACATATCCAAAAAAACGTCCCACTATAATGCCATGAATATTTAAGAAAACTCCAAGCTTTAAGGTTCATTATTGTATATGTTCCTGCACAACACACACTTTCTTTTGAAAAATAATTACATATACGATCAACATTAAATAGATTTTCAAAATACATCAAATTTATCCATGTGTCAAGCCTATCATTTGCATACCAGCTGTCTACTCCTTTATTGTGTGCAAAAAATATTATAACATCGTTATCAAACTGATCTAGTTTCATAACGATTTCGTTATAGAAATAAACGGACTCTCTTAATTCCTTATCGTTCTTATACATTATAAATTCGGCATTTGGAAATATACATCTAAGTTTATCTATTGTTAGTTCTATATTTCTTTTGTATCCATCGCCATCAACATCGTCAACAGATATGATAAAAGAAACTTCATCAAAACGATCTTTGTAAATGTTCAGATTCTTTATATGCAAATCATATATTTCATGCCATCCGCATGACGGAACGTACCAATAAAATATCATTTTCTTTTTCATTTCCAATAGCTGTATATTCCTTTGTTTAATTCGTAATTGTTCCATTTGTATCTTTCTCTGTTCGGCTGGGTCTTAGCCCATTCCCACATTTCAACCATCATTCCTTCAAGCGATGTTGTTTGTTTGAACCCAAGGACATCAATTGATTTTTGATATGTAGATACTGCATATTTTACTTCGTGTCTTTGCTCCCTGTGTTCAATTTTGTCATATCCTGTGATTTTACACAAAGCTTCAGCAGCCTCGTTTATCGTGTAAGGAACAGTTCCTCCAAGATTTATTATCTGTTTTGACGCTGTATCAAAAACCGCAGCATTCCAAAGAGGTTCCATATTATCCTTTATATATGAAAATGCCCTTGTTTGATTCCCATCACCATATATCAGCATGGGCTCGTTGTGAAGGATCTGATACATCCATATACCTATCACATTTCTATATCTGTCCCATATATTCTGAAGAACACCAACAACGTTGTGCGGACGTATTATACACCAGTCCATACCATGTTGCTCCCCTGCAACGCGAATGTCCATTTCACAAGCATACTTTGCTATACCATATGGATCGATCGGGCAAGGAATATCATCCTCATCGAACCTGCTTCCGTCCAATTTTCCATGACCATATACACTCATGGATGAGGTAAACACAAGCCGTTTTATATTGTGTTTGATACATTCATTTATGATAGATGCCGTGGACACGACATTGTTCTGGTAATTGAATTTTCTTATAAAAGGAGACAATCCTTCAGCAGCATATGCAGCAAAATGATACACATACTCTATATCGTTCTCATCAAATATATCATCTATCCGATCAATTGACAAATCCCTTTTATGGAATTTGACTTTAGGGTTAACATTCTCAATATAGCCACCAAACAAATTGTCTATACCTACAACATTGTACTCTGGATGAGTTTCGATTATCCAATTAGCCATGTTCGCCCCTATCAATCCGGCGACTCCTGTAATCAGGACACTTTTCATTTGTATTGTTCAACTACTTTTAGTTTTTCATATGTCTTTTCATTATATCCAAAAAACATGTCAAGATTAACATCCCTCTTTGCGTCTTCCCTGCTTCTATCAGGAACACCCCTCACCATTTTATTCTCAATAAATTCTTGTATAGTCTTTGTTGTAAAATGTTTAAGATATGAGTAATTAAAATCGTATTTTTCAAACGGAGACGATCCTGTCAATTTTCCAGCGGAATTCCTATAAACAATATTGTTTCCTAACGGAACATGAGGATTCACACAATATGAAATGTTTTTCTCCGAACAATTAGACCTGATTATGCATTTTGTATGGTAGTTATTCGGAATTCTTCCTGTTGAATAATCATAAGGTAGAGGATCCTTGAATCTCTCGTTCACGAGTTTGTCCTCATAATAAACATTTCCACAATCCCCATAACACATCCAATTTATCTTGACAACATCTGTGTTTCCATCAAACATAGAAAGATATTCCTGTATCGTATCGTGTTTTTCCAACACAAGAAATTCATCAACATCAAAAAACGCAATCCAGTCTTCATTAAATACCTTTTGATATACGTAATTGTATGAAGCGAACTGAGCCTTTTCCTCACCTCTTCTGTCGATAATTTCAACCGTCCCATCCTCGATGTAGTCAGGTATAGATTCCACGAATGTCTCTCCGTCGATATCGTTGTTGTCGACTATTATTATCCTGTCAAAATTCAGTTTCTTGTACCAATCGACCCATTCCCTGATATATCTATTTTCCATTTTTGCTATACAGCACACTGTAACTTTCATATAACGTCATTTATGTTTATACATTTCGTTCTGAGTTTCTCATACAAGTCTCTTTCCACCTTTTTATCGTCGGTGAAATAGAATGTCCCATATCCGTATTTCATGTTTGTACTGGAGAACCTGTTCCTTCTCCTTCTGAACTTGTCGAGGCAGTAATCTGGCGACATCTCGGAATGGTGCATTGTGAAAATCTTGTCACCGTCATACATCTTCACTGTACCCTTAGGATGGCAGACATGACACCATGGGAGCCAGTTCGTCTCCTCTATCAGATTTGGATCAAAAAGAATAATTTTGGAATCTCCACTGTAACCAGAATTCATAATTTCATGACTTAGCCTCTCACCGTCATACTTTGGAAACTCCCTTCCAAGAAGCATATACTCAATCGGTTTACACATCGACATCGCGTTGTCCTTCATATACTGCAACTCTCTAAACAGATCCTTCGAGTACAGACACTCGTCGAAGTCACACACCACCACAAAATCGGCAGTACCGACGCTGTTCTTCCACACAGAATTCTTTATCTTCACATTTATTATATCGTCCAGTCCATCACTGTCGAAATGTCCCATCTCTATGAATGGAAATTGCGACAGATATTCTACCGTTCCATCATCAGATCCATTGTCGTAAACATAAGCCTTTCTAACGAACCTTTTCCAGTAGTCAACAACGAAAGGTGCGATTTTAATCTCATTGTAACAAATCGTATACAAATCCACATTCATCTCTTTATCCTTTATTTTAACAAACCCAGTTCATAAACCTGACCCCTGAGTTTCATTCCAAGTTCCTTGTAGCGTTTCCTGAATTTCTTGAACCTCTCGGGATCCATCTCCTCGAACATCCTCTTCTGTTGATAGTACCCACAGTCCCAGTTCCATATTTGATATTCAGGATGTCTTTTACCAAACTCTATTCTATATTCTATCCCTTTTATTACAAAATTTACAAAGTCATTCCACACAAAATTCGCCTCATTGCTTATCTTGTCAATTAGATTGTTTTCTTCTATATATTTTGCAGTAAACCTCTCTTCGCCATTGTATGTTTCCAACATTTCATCGTATCCACAAGCATTAGCCATCGCAAGAATCGGAGTTGACATGAACGGGAAGAACTCGTTATTTATGTCATACCTTCCTCCCATCCACTCCACATTCTTCAGACTCGACTGGTTCGACGAAGTGTTTAACAGACTGTATATTACACTGTCAGCCTTGAATTCCTCCCACATATCCTTCAATTCGTACTTGTAATCGTCAGGCGCAATGAACTCATCCTTGTTGTTCATCCATGTGTTCGGAATAACGTTCCTCGCCGCGAACGCCACGCATACCCTGTCGAAGTTCCTAGGTGTCACAGAGAACCCCGATATCCTGCTATTCGGACACGCGCTCTGTATGTAGCAGTTCTTCATCGACTGGTACACGCTGTTGCCGTCATTCACATAGAATCCTATCGCATCCTCAGTCTTCCAGCTCCCCTCCCTGTCACCGACGTTTATCGCACTCCTCAGTGTAACTCCTGGATATGTTTTCTGTGACACTATGGGAAGTTTCGTCCATTCCCTCAAACTTTGATCCCCGTCTATGTTGTAGATGTCCTTCTCCCCAACAATCTCCACATTACCGTCCTTAACATCCACCACATTGTGGAAAAAGTTGTACTGACCGACGGAATATCCATGCTTCCATATAGAGAAACTTATCCCCCACCTGTCAGAGCACTCGTCAAAATGCGATGCGTTGAACAAGTATCCGTCAACAAACTCGAAATCTGAAAGAAACTCATTCCTAAACTTCGCGTACCCAGATCCAGACATGAATATAGGAGGACAGAACACGCAGATGTTACAGTCCGTTAGACAGTACTGGTTCTTTATCATCTTCACTCTATACAGGAACTGTGCGAAAAGATTCTGTTTGGACTTTCCCAGTTTCCCCATCGATCTGCTAATCATCGTGTCCGAACTGAAGTCATCCTTCAGGTTTACGCCGTTTATCATTTCCGAATGGGCTGCATACGGAGGGTTGAAAAAGAAAATTATCGGGCTGTTGTTGCGAAGCCGTTCCTCGATTTCACTGTTTTTTGATATTTCGTCGTTTAGGAAGTCAAACTGGAACTTGTGCGCCTCGTGGTTGGCATCAGACAGCAGGTCAGATCCGTCTATGGTAGAAGCGAAAAGATTGCCAAATGTATAATCCTTTGTGAGGTTTCCCTTCCCCCACGCGGAGTCCCAGACGACATAACGTGATTTCCAGTCATCCCCGAAGTGTTTAGAGATGACCGAATGTGCGAAATCTGCGAACGGTTTCGGCGTGTAGAACGATCCTGTATTTCTGTCCGGTCTGTCCAAAATTCTATCTCCTTATTTGCAAGTCCCCTATATTGTATCTAATATAAGGAAACCATTCCCTGCCTTTGTATTTGAGTATAACCTCAAACGGATTTAATATACTTCCAAACATAACATGGTTATATCTCACATTGTCTTCTGTAAAGATGTTTGTCGGAATCTTGCAGTTTACATCAAAATAGAAACACCCTGTTTTCTTCTCATAAACCGTGTCGAAATCATTTTCGTCGACATCGACTCCTTTGAATCTCGACATGAACCAGTCAGTCATCATGACATCTTTCTCAGGAACAAAGACAAAGTCTCCATGGTAACGACCGTCAAGTGAATATCCATATTTATTCATATCCATCCATGCGGATTCATTCACACTGCCTTCGAACTGGAGAATTATCTTTGTTTTGGAAAACTGATACTCCTCGGCGACAACGAAGCATTTCACATCGTTATATTGGGAATTCAGATTTTTCTCAACAGTATAAGGATTCAAAGCATATTCTATGCGGTCTTCAATCATATGAATCTGTTTATATAGGTTTTCAATATATAAGCGACAGGTATCGCGCTTGTTGTATAGTATCCGTACTTGCAATCAGGATCGTAATAAAATTTAGTTCCGTATTTTATTATCTCCTTGTTTATGTCAATGAGGATATAAAAGTTGTTGTTTCTTTCGTCATTGTTTTGATCGCACAACCTTCTCCGCATGATTTTACAATCGACCGAATCACCGAAGTCACTTCCTTATTGTCAATATCTTCTCTCTCAAAAGGAACTATCACTATAAGATCGACATTGTTTCTGACAATCATCTTGGCTTGCCACTCATCGAATCCAAGATCTTTTTTCAACTTTTCCCTTACAAGATCTATCGGCAACGTCGATTTTGTGTTTTCCTCTTCATTCAGCCAGATATTGAAGTCTTTCATCTTTTCGATAAATGACAACCTCTGTTTCTCGATTTGTTCTTTTGTTACTCCTTTTAAAAGTTCTTCTATGTTGTACACATTTTATCTGTATTGTTTTTACAAAACAAGAATCCTCCTATAAATTATATAGGAGGATTTCTATTATGATTTTTTCAACCAATATGGAAATGCAACGGATCCGACACAAACCCCTCTATCGTCTTCGTTATGCTTTTTGAACCGATTTTTATCAGTCTGTGTTTCCTCTCGTTGAACTTCCTCGTCAGGAAATTCATAATCTCGTTATAGTTTCTGTGCGACCCGACGTAGACACTGTTGAACATTTTCGCCAACATTTCCCTTTTTTCTGGATCGTTTATGTTCTTCAGTGATTCCAGTTGCAACTCCCTTTTCTCAAGGGTTCTGTAGGCTTCTGTGTCATGGAAGAAACCGACGACATCGGAATAGTTTCCTATTAGGTTTCCTTGACGTTTGAGCATGATTTCAGAGGCGAAGCTAGCCTGTTCAGCGTTCTGCTCGGACTTCAGTGTGTACTGGATTAAAGAGTAGAGATCCATAATATCTTTGTCATCCGTCTGGAAGAACTTCGTCAGAGCGGATCTGTCTATGGTTTCCTTCTCGGCGGACTTCATATATGACCGACCTGTGGACTTGAACTCGCAATAGTCCTCATATGCGTGGGTGAGCTCATGGCACATGAAACATATGAACTTGTTCCTGAAGCTGCCGTCCTGACCACTGGAGGAGACGTAGATTGCAACCGTGTAGCCGTCCTCTGTCTGTCCGCTCTCGTCGACAAGGTAGCATCCGTTCACGTCGGAAAAGACGACCTTCTCCTTGATGAAAAACGATTTGATCACGAGTCTGTCGAAGAAAGAATCAGGGAAAAGCGAGCCGTATAGGACGAATGTTCCGTTGAAGTATCTGTTGGAAAGGACAATAGGCTCTATGGCGCGTAGGTATTCGGTATATATCTTTTCGGACATCTTCAGAATAGGATCGTGGAATCCGGACGACTCGTTCAGGAAAACGGATGCTCCCGAGAGGAGATAGTCGTAATAGAGGTGGGATTTGATTGTGTCTAGTATGTTCATAATATTATGTATATTCATAAAATTAACTCCAAGCACTTATGTCTTGGAGTTAATTTTTAGTTATACATTCTCTTCGCTGCCTCAATCTGACGAGGTTCACTGAAATCCTTGATCTTCTTGAGATATCCAATTATGCGTGTTGTGTGACTAATATTGTCACTTCCGCATTTAGGACAATGATCCAAAGTATGTTTGCTTATAAATCCACAGCCTTCCTCTTCGCACACAGTTCCCATCACATTAAACGTGAAATAACTGGTTCCGTTTGCTGCTGCAAATTTCAGAAGTTTCTTATACTGTTCCTTTGTTCCAATTTCTCTTTGGTTTGCATGCAAAGCCATTCCTCCGTCACACAATGCAGAGAATCGTCTTCCGTGAAGAACAAACTTATCAAGAATACTTATATCTGCATCTTCAGGATTGTAGAAATATGAACTATACAGATTGTGTTTAGGAGAAACATAATATCCATCTTTTTTGTCCCACTCATAATGTTTGTAAGACACATTCTCACCAGGAATAAATTCTGTATTGAACATACATTCCCTTGTACGATCTTTCTTGTTGCAAATGTTAATTGTTCCAAGAATCAGACCAGCGAATTTCTCATATTCGTCATTTGGTGTAATATCTATACCGATAAACTCTGCTGCGTCAGTAAGACCGTTTACACCGACAGTAAGGAATTGCTTCTTCATGTCGATGAATCCAGCCGAATATACAGTGAGCATGTTTGCGTTATAGAAATCCTTGACAATAGCGTTAAAAGCGGAAAGATACTTATGCACACGTTCAGTCAGTTCAGTAAGATAGTCTTTTATGTAAACATAAAATTCATCTCTATCCTTAATAGAATCTTCAGAAAGTTTGGTTGCGGGTTCCAATTCGACACCCTTCACTTCTTTGTAATATTTTCTGACAGCGTCCTGAACAGCCCTGTTCAAATCAATTGTCATGACACACTTCGATCCAGTAGCGACAGATGCTGTTCCCATAGAGAACTGGTGTGTATTGTGATTGTATTCATCATCTTCCTGCTTCAATGAATTTCTGAGTCTACAGTTGTGTGTAATCAATCCACATGGTAATGTAAAGTATGGTTCATTTTCATTCTTACATTCAACACAATACACTTCACCGCTATATTCAACTTCTTCGATTGACTTTATTTTGAAATATACAGAGTTATTTTTTTTCACCCACGCATTTTCTCTGTCCTTATTGGTTCTATGATTTGCTTGTTCATACCATCTAACACAATAGAGAGGATAGTTTCTATTATACTCTTCACCTCTTATGATAACTTTCTCATCAGTTCTGTCAGAAATATTGATAATCGATTGCATTCCAAGAGAAGTTATAAGAACTTCCATACATTCGGCAAGCTTGACGCTTGTTGTGTAACATCTGTTAGAATTTCCTCCGTCAGTGTTGTACCATCCGTCAAGGATACCTTTCCTGAACTCAACGGATTGCAGCAAACAATCAAGATTCAATTCTTTGTTAAAATACAATGTGCCTTCCTTCCAGTTTGTCCATTTCTGAATAAAGGCAACCAGATTCTTTGAACATATTCTAACAGGATATACATTGTTATAAACTGTACTCAGACAACATACGGTTTCTCCACCGAGTTGGTTGTTGGCATCGTTTACCATCTTTACACATTTCTCATACTTTTCTTTGTTCTGAGAAAAGTTGACATCATATATCGTTCCGTCTTCGAATCTCTTTCCGAACGATCCGTCTCCAAGAAAAGCGCCGATAACAAATCCTTGCTCGTATGTTAAATGTTCATTGTTTTCAGGAACAGCGTTTAGCGGAAACGTATTGAACATCAAATAATCATTTGTTGTCAATTCGCTTGTTTGTTTTTCTCCGTCGATTGTAACATTGATATGGTTATCGGTCATGAAAAACTCTTTGTTATTCTCTGTAACAACTTTGTACATCTTTCTGTTTGGAAGCTTTATTGTTTTTCCGCTAACCCAGCTTCCATTGTGGAAAATTCTCAGATTCTTTTTATCGGGTTCCCACTTCGTATTGTGAAGTTCCTCAAGCGTTGTCAAGTTGACACCTTTTGTTGACGATTTCCACAAAACCTTTTGATCTTTACTGAAGCAACAACTACTCAAAGAATCTGCACTGTCAGACAGATAACAGAAGAAACTGTGTCCTTTAGACCACATTTCTGCGGTAAAGTCTGCGTATTCCTCATCAAGGAAACCATCCTTTCCATCAGTCAACAGAGCCATCGTTTCAACTGGGAAGGTAATTACCGCATACTTTGATCTCTCTTCACAGAGCCAATTTTGAAATTTCTTCTGGAGCCATGATAATGTTTTCCATACAGGTTTTGTTCCATCTGGATACGAAAAGTCGCCAAATACTCCCATAAAATACGGATAATCGAAGTAAGAAATATTCCAGAACACGGACTGGTAACCACGGTTGCCCGCCGGCATATTCATTGAGTGGACCACCTGCTGGAAGCAGTTTTCAATAACCTTTTCTAGTGTTCTTGCCTTTCTGTTGATCTCGACGACATCATTCAATTTATCGAGATAGTCATCGCCATAGTCTTTGCGGATGAAATAATCCATACAAAGAAGGAATTCTGGTGTAGCGACAGCCCCCATGAACTGCGAGGATACAGAATATACGAGATTTATAAACTCTCCACAGTAACTCTTGAGATCGGTAGGTGCTTTTGAAAGTCCACCAAGCTTAGTCAATCCGTCTGTAAGGAATGGGTACATTGTAATAGCGACACAATAGGGGAACCCCGGTGTCCCAGACTCGTCATGGCGGTAAAGTACGTGATTTTCAAGGTCTTGCAGATATTGGTCAGCTAATTTCTTCGAGTAAAGAACCTTTATTTTATTGTGCATAATATAACGGTTCTGCTGGATATTTTCACCCTTGTGCATCTCATGTCCAAGAGTTACGATATTCTTGCTCGAAACATTTGCATTCGCGTCATATTTGGATCCAGTGGCGGCGTTTGACGCAGCTATGTAGTTCTTCACAAAGTCGTCATTCTTCTTGAGAACCTTATTTTCCTGTGCCTTATCTATATATTTTCTTGCTGCCTTTTTATTTACAGACATCAGTGATTCCGAAACCTGTCTTTCAATTTCAGAAGACGCTATATTGTCGTAAATGTATAAATTTGAAACCAAGGAATTGAGCACTATGTCTTCACATGTTTCTCCACACGCAACATAGGCATCCTCTATACCTTTCTTTACTTTTTCAACATCGTATTCCTCAACGGAACCGTCGCTTTTTCTTACATCCATATCTCGCTTTATTGTATTTGGTTTAATTTGTCAATCCGTTCCCTGAGCTGATCCTCAGTCTGCAGACCGACAGTCTTGTCAATCTTCTTACCGTCCTTGCAGCACACCACCACAGGAACACCCCTTACCGAGAAATCCTGAAGGATTTCCTCCTCGCATTCATCAGCGTCGATGTCTATGAATTTAACGTCGCTGTACTCCTTTTCCAGTTTTTCCATGTTTCCCTTGACCATCCTGCACGGACCGCAGCTTGGTGTAGAAATCTTGATCATGCACTTGCCTGACTCCATAGCCTTGGCAAGCTCCTCGCGTTTGTCAATCTTTATCATAGTGTCTTATTCCAGAATTTAAAAGTTATGTCCTTGTATTCAGCATTTCCATCCTCTCCCTCCACAATCTCGTACAGCCTCTGGTTCGTTGTCTTCGAGTCCAGAGGTCCAAGTTCACTGTCATAGTGACCAATCTTGTAGTAATCGAGAACGTCGTCAAATATATGATCAACCTCGTCGTCACCAGAATATAACGCGAACTTGAGGTCGTATTTCATCCTCAGTCTGCAGATTAAATCATAAAGTTGTTTGTGGAACCTGTCTCCCCCGAGGAAGCATATGCAGGATATGCCGAAATTACGCTCTATAAGGCGTTCAACTGCATCCAAGGTAAGTTCCTCCCCTATGTCATCTTTCAGGTAAGGAGAGTGGCATCCCTTGCAGTCGTGGGGGCAGTTCGATATGTTGATGCTAAGGGAAATCTCGTCAGGAACCTCCCTCAATATTATCTGTGAATCCTCAGGTATGAATTTCATGAACGACGTGTTAATGCAATGTTAGTTATTTATTCAGACTTCTCTAAAAATTATATCCCCGAAATCCTAAATAGATTAAAAAAGGCGGCAAATATTTTACCGCCTTTTCTGTTGTAGTTAAAGTTCAATGTTATACAGCGACAGCTGCTCCCTGAGAATCTGCTGCGGCATATTTCTTGCCTTCGCTGGAGATTGTTCTGGCCAGCTTCTTCAGGTCGTCGTTGAGAGTCTTCGAGATGACAGCGTCGGAGTTGTCGAGCTCATCATTGAAGTTCACAATGTCGTTGAGAATCTGTGAGAGTTCCTTGAACGAGGCTTCCATACTCTTCATCTTGTCACCGTCATTTGCACCGAGGAGTGTCCTGCCGAACGACAGTGCGCCGTCGACGTGGTTGGTTATGATGCGGATCATGTTGTCCTTGCTTCCGAAGTCCTCAATTGCTCCTTCATCTGCATTGGCAAAGTCGAGAGTGTTAAGAATCCTCTTTACGGTGACATAGTCCTTCGAAGCAGCGTCAATCATGTTCTGGAAAGGAGTCGAGTCGTACTCGCTCTTCTCGGTCTCCTTGCTTGCAGCATGGGTGTTACCGCGTCTGTCGGCACGGGTTATGATCTTCGAGAGTGCGCTGGTCTTCCTCTTGTCACTGTTACCTGTCATGTTGTTATAAGCCTTCACGATGCTCTCGGCGTTGACGATGATGTCGTCGGTTGCCTTCTCGATCTCGTCATCATCCTTGCCGTTGTTCTTCCAGATGGTCTCAAGGTTGTCCTCGATTGCAGTGTAGTACTCGATGAGCATCATAATCTTGTCCTCGTTCTCCATCTCAGGATTGTTCTTGATGAACGACACGATAAGATCAGGATATCCCTTAATGTTGGCGATTGCCTCGGTGTATTTCTTGTACACATTTCTTCCAGCCAATGTTCCTCTTACAATGTCATTAATTGTATCGAGTTTGGTATCCTTGAAATATTCTGCATAATGTTCGAATTGATCGAGGGCGGTTGCCTCCACGTCGGTCTTCTTGAAGTTTCCGACGATGTCGTTCCTCTCCCTGTTACCAGTGCGGTAGTCATAGTCGAACTTCTTAATGGTGCTGGACATACCTGCGCGGTTTACCTGACGCTGGGCACGTTTCTCATAGTTGTCGAGAACAGAATCCTTGATGTCGGCTGAGATGATGTACTCAATTCTACAGACATCGGGGAAGAGTAGGAGAACGCTCTGTGGGTTCTCAAGGTAGTCGCTCTTCGAGATTTCACTGTCCTTGTACTTATATGACATGTAGGTGAGGGACGACTTGTAGATGTCGAAGTCAAGAACCTCATAGACCATAGATACAAGCTGTGTCCTGTCGGCAGCGATGACCTCGTCTGCGGTGTAGATCTTCTTGCCGTCATACTCAGCCCTGACAACGAGTCCAAGAAGAAGCGATCTCAGAACATCGTCGGTGAGCATTTCTGCAGGGTTGAAGTCCTTGTTGTTCTTGTTGGCGAGTCTTGCACACTTGATGAAGTTCAAACAGTTGCCAGGACCCTGCTGGCGATCTGCATTGAAGTTGACGGTTCCGACACCACGGATATTGAAGGCATTGCTGTTCTTCCTCTGTGGATCGTCGAATATATCCTCCATGTAGTCTTGGAGAAGATCGCCTTCGGAAAGGTTGTTGGGATTGTAGACGACATCGTTGACGTTGAACTGCTTTCCACCATTCTCTGAACCATTCAACTTGGCGAACGACCAGTACAGGAAGTTGAGCATGACCTCCTCGATATTCGGGGTGTCTCCAGACCTCTTCTGTTGTGGAAGATCGTCCCATTTGAAGTTGAGCTGCTTGACAAAGATGTCGTTAGCCTGCCTGAAGATATTGTCCCTCTCTTTGATTCTGTCGTTGATCTCGTTCTCGTTGGTGATTGCGCTTCCGTCGGCATCGCGGAAATAGACAATCTTCGAGTAATACGAATCCATCGGCTTGGCATACACAAGAGAAATGACGTTGTTGTCGTCGGTGAACAGCTTTATACCTGAGAACTTCTTGTTGTTGTTCTTGATGTCGCTGTGAATCTCGGTGAAGCCTTTGATTTTTTTCACATCGGAGTCCTTGATGTCACCCCAGTCGGCATCGAGAATAGGAGTGATGACCTCGTGGAAGATTTCTGCGTTCTTCCTGTAGAGGGGTCTGAGCCTCTCGTTATAGTCCTTCACCTCGTCCTCGTATCTCTGCATACCGCGCTCGCGCTTTGCCTTGATAGCATCGTAGCGTTTCTGTGCAGATGCGAGTTTCCTCTGACCTTCCTCGTCGTCGGAATAGTCGTCAGGGTTTGGCTCGTTAGGCATCTCTGGATACCTTGGCTCCTGAGGGATGCTCTGTCTGAAAAGCGGCGAAAGGGGCTTCGGGAAAGCCTCGTTCATGAATTGCTGTCCGAGGGCGACACGCTTCGCAATCTCGGATTCGTTCTGTTTATTATTCATCGATTCGTTTGTCTTTGTGTTTCTGAGAAGATCGAACACGTCAATGGCGTTGTTCTGCTTGTCCCTTAGGGACTCCTTGTATGTATTTATGTCGCTTTGGCGGATCCACCTCGACTTGGGCTCGATTGCTGGAGCCTCCTCACCGTAGATGACACGGGGAGCATTGTTGAAGCTCTTGAGGTTGAACAGATTCTGCATCTTGAAGTAACCCTTGATCTCCTTCGGGAAACCTGCGGGGAGTTCCTTCATTGTAGTGTTGTTCACTATGCACACCCTGCCGATGACCATGAACACGTCGACTCTTGACGAAAGGTCTATGAGTTTGTTTACCTCGTCCTTGGTGTCAAAGTTCTTGTGAATCCAGAGCCTCAGATCATCATCGATGTAGAACGTGTCCTCGGTGTCTTCGAAGTAGTCGACTGATTTCACAATCGACACCTCAGGCATAATCTCGTTCATTGCAGCGAAAATCTCTGGAACGAGCTGATCCATCCTACCGAGATCACGCATTGCCCTGATATTAGTCTTTTTCAGATATTCTTTTTTCTTCTCGTCGTCGACATCTGTCTTGTCGAGCTGTTTCTTAACGTCGGTGAGTTTCCTTCCGACGGCTTCGTTCATTTGCATATTTTCAGATTCGTTCGATTTGGCATACAAGCTTTTGATGTTTGACCTGCGGATTTCGTCAACGACCACTTTCACGCCGAGTTTCTCCGCCTGTGATATAAGTTCGTCCTTGTGTCTCCTTGAGTCATGGATGTTGATATAGTAGCTGTTCATCTTCCTTGGAAGATTGTCGAGAGACTTGAGGAACGGGAGATTGTACATGTAGAGGTTTCCTTCTATAATCTCAGGGAATCCCTTTGGAAGGAACTCAAGTCCCCTGTGGTTGTCGATATCTATGTCTCCTAAAAGTTTATAAACCTTTATGACTGTACACAGATAGAGGAAAGAGGTGACTTCGTTCCTGTCCTTGAGATTTGCATGTACCCACACCCTCAAGTCGTCGTCGATATAGAATGTATTCTCAGTGTCTTCGAAATAGTCAACGTTCTTCACAGGCTTTATATTGGGCATATTGTCCTCGAAAGCTTTGAAGATTTCTGGAACGAGCTGATCGAGTCTTCCAAGATCACGCATTGCACCGACATTGGCGCGTTTCATGTAGGCACGTCTCTTTTCATCGTCGTCGTTCTCCCTGTTCAACGCGGCTTTCACGTCGTCCATGTTCCTTCCGATTGCCTCAAGCAGGCTACTTCCTTCGCTATGTAGACTCTCGTTGTATCCAGTTCCATTGAGCATCCTCGGAGTGATGGCCAGATATTTCGAACCCTTAGGCATGAGTTTCGCAAGGGCTCTCTGTGTGGTTTCTGCAGGATCGAATATCAGATAGAGAATCTGATCCATGTTCTTCTTGAAGTACTCGGAGTTATCTATCCTACCAGAATCCTCTATACCGTCGACATCGGTCATTATGATGATTGCCGACACGTCGTCGGTCAGTTCATAACCGTCGATATAGTTCTCTATAATGTGGTTGTACACGTTATTGAGTGAGGTTCCGCCAGAATTGACGTTCTCGAATCCGAAGTCTTCATCCTGAACCGTCTCAGAATCTATACCGAAATGCTCCGCATACACAGTGTCTGTGAATAGATGAATGTCGAACTCTGATATGTCGCAGTCCCTAGCCATCTTCGACACCTCGGATATCATGGTCGAGCAGAAACTGTAAGCAGAACCAGACGTGTCGGCGTAGATGACAATCTTTCCGATATTATCATACACTCTCTTCTTATGTCTTGCACCGATTCCAGAGAAAGTGTAGAGGTTCTTCTTTATCCTTCCATCCTCTCTGTGATGTGAAGCATCGTACATGAAATCCTCAAGACTTCTCTTCCAGTCGATGATACCTTCGGAGTTCTTCTCAATTCTTTGACCGAATTTCTCAATCATCTTCTTTGCGACCTCTCTCTTGAACTTGTCCTGAATATAGTTTGGATCGAGAAGTTTCTTGATGTACTTCATCCTTTCCTGAACCTCACCCTCGCTGCCGTTCGAACCCCACTCAGGATCAATTTCCTTGATATCCTGATCGACACTGTTAGGCATCTCCTCGATTTCCTTCTTTATCTCATCACCGAGTTCCTTTGAGATGATATGGTTGTCGTTACCCCAGTCATCAAGGGAAACGTCGCCGTTGCGCATCATAATCAAATCCTCTGGCGCATTCAGTTCGGAATTGTCAGGGAACAGGAGCTTGTAGATAGCTTCAGCTTTAGAACCATCGTCACCTCCGCCAGAGAGAATATCCCTGATGTCGGTATCGGATTCCATAAGCATCGACTCGATAAGCGTCATTTCCTCGACATCTGGAATATCATAGATGTATCCGTAGGTCGGTTTGACACCTCTTCCCTTGAACACTTCCTTTGCATAGGCTATACCGATGTACTTTCCAGCCTTGTAGTCATCAAATACCTCAGGTTGTCCATTTTGCTGATCATCCTGTTGGTCGTCGATTCCGTCATCGTCAGGATCACTGAGAGGAAGACCATTCACGGCAACGCCGTCGCTACTTGTGCTTGCCTTTGGTCCTTTCTTTCCAAGATCAAGGTTTTTAAGATAATCCTCCGGATCCATCTTACCTTGTCCATGCTGACCTTGCTGACCACTTTGGTTCTGAGAGTTCTGCTGACCTTGTTGTCCCTGCTGACCTCCTTGCTGACCTTGCTGACCACCTTGCTGGTTCTGGGAATTATTACCCTGTCCCTGACCGTTCTGTCCCTGACCGTTCTGTGAATCGGAACCGTCGGAATCTCCTTCTCCTCCTTCACCCTGTTCTCCACCTTGTCCCTGCTGACCTTGCTGTTTTCCAGATTTTCCCTTTCCAGAACCCTGTCCATCCTGTGAATCGGAACCGTCGTCACCAGACTCACCGCCACCTTGACCTTTCTGGTCTCCAGCGTCGTCGCCTGATTTTCCTTTTCCAGAACCCTGACCGTCTTTGCCATCGGCACCTTCCTCTCCAGACTCTCCGTTACCTTCACCGTCGCTTCCGTTCTCTCCATTCTGTCCGTCGGAACCCTGTCCTTTGACTTGACTTTGCTTACCATTGGAACCTCCGCCCTGACCTTCTCCAGAACCTTCTCCGCTGTCTGAATCAGAACTGTCATTTGAAGAAGACGAGCTGCCGGAGACACCTTCTCCGCCACCTCCACCTTCACCCGTTCCGCCAGAAGTCGATCCGGTGCCGTTTCCTTTGCCATGGAGAAGCTCCTGAATCTTGGCGTATTTCTCGTCGACAGACAAAGATTTGTCCGCTACAATCTGGTATATTTTATCTTTGATACTCATAGCGTTCAATTAAATTATTCTTTCTGAGTTCTTTTAGATATTCGTTGTATCCGTCGATGAAACCTTTGTTCCATTCAGGAGACATTTTCTTCTTCTCAAGGGGCTTAAGGTTGGTTGCAGGGATAAGAGGATACATCTCCTCCCATGTCATTCCTTTGTCACCCCATTCCTTATTTATCATACCCTTCAATTCGTTGGTGGTTCCCTCATCAAACAAAGGATTTCCATCATTGTCAAAAAGAAGATACTCTATGATATAGTTTACTTCACAATCTTGAGCCCTGTTAGCTCTATTATGATCACCAAAACCCTGATCTTTCATCCTTGCATATTTGATGACATGATCAAGAAGAACATGCAAAGCCTCATGGACAAGCACAAACTCCACGCCCTGAGGTCCAAGCGGACTGTTGTTTATCAACAAATCGGCGAACGCTGGGTTGATATAGATACTGCGTCCGTCGGTAGCCATTGTCCTTATGTGGGGATTGTCAGTGTATATGATGTTCTTCTTCCTGAAAATCTCATAAAGGGATCTGCAGTTTGCAGAAATGTCGTCAAGACATGCGTCAACAACATCCTTTATATCTTCAAGGTTTATAATCTTTCCGTAAGCAGTCATGAATTTCCCCTTACCCTTAAGATTTGAACCTGACTTTGAAATCTGGGAGGCAGAAACCCCTTTCAAAGAGGTGGATTTGTTAGGATCCACCACTTTGTCGAAGTCTCTTTCATGACCAACATATTGATCTTCCTCGTTTATTTTTTCTCCGTACTTTATAACTATCATTTTTCAGAAAGTTATTTTTAAGCGGCAGAGTCGTTCGTCATAAGAATGTCGGCAACCCTGTTCCTTGGCTCTGCATAGAGATCTTGAGAACCGTCGTTTTCGTAGTCTATGAGTTCGACACCACAAATGTCGGTTCCGAACACCTTGTATATCTTCCTGAGGATTCCAGAATCGAGTCTTCCGTTGCCACCAGTCTTTTGTGGAGCCATCGACTCAATCCAGTTCACGACGTTGAGAACGTTCTGTGGGCTGATACCATTCTGGTTCATCACGTTAGGATACTCCTTCTCAAGCATAGGAAGGACAAAGTCGAGCATGAACGACTCGAAGTTGCCAGCGTTGAGGTAAGCCTTGATGTCCTTGTCCCTCAGGCTTCTTGCCTTTGCCCAAACAGCCTTTGCGTCCTCATTCGTGAACTTGAACTTCTTACAGAACTCGACGAACCTCTTTGCGACAGGATCACCGACGTTGTATGCCATTCTCATCATGAGAATGTTGTCAGGAATCTTGCTGAGGTCGCCGTAACGCTTGAGAAGTGCATAGTAGATTTCACTTGCCGACTCCCATGATCTTGGGCATGCGGTAGGTTCACCTGTCGTGGTCTCGCCACCGTGGATGTCGCTCATGTTGTAGAAATCACCGTACTGCTCACCGAAAGCGCGACCTTCGTCGATACTGTTCTTGACATAGGCAACGATGTCTGGATGGACGTTTTTCTGACCACTCTCAGCGTTCCTTGTGCCGTCAGCCCACACTTTCCACTGCTCGAATGTAGGAACATAGTTGACTTTCTGCCACCTTGTGTTCATAGCTGCATCCTGTGCGACGAAGTCACGTGTGTTGGATCTTGCACCAAGGTCTCCCTTTCTGTTTGCTGCAGCGATGACAACCCACCTGTCACCGAGAGTCTGTGACTCTGATGAGAAGTATCTGGAAGCAGGAAGCTGCATCAGAGAAGCGACAGCGTCGTCGCTCATACGGGCATACTCGTCAATGAAGATGAAGCCACCAGGACCATCTTCAAGTTCACCAGTCTGCGGATTGACCTTGCCGCCGTTTGCTATCCTTCTGCTCATCTCGACAAAGTCTGCACCCCTAGGATCCTTTGGATCATAGACAGGCATCCAGTCTTTAGGAAGATCTTTGATTCTGGCAACCTTTCCACTCTCGTCTTTTAGTTTCTTCAGAACGTCGTCATACGAAGCACCGCTCTTGTTTGCCTGAATCTTAGCCATGATAGTAGCTTCCTCGTCACTCAGACCCTGCATGACATGTGCTGGAAAGCTGAAGCTCTCAGAAGATATAGTCCTTGCGTTGATTGCAATGAGGTTCGGACGGGAACCGTGCTTCTCACCGAGAATCTTTACAAGACTCATAATGATCTCAGTTTTTCCGATACCTGGGGCACCCCAGATGAAATAAGGAAGAGCTTTCCATTTGCCTTCGAGCCTTCCCTCATATTCCTCGATGATCATTTCAACAATATCGTCGGCTGTCACATCGTGGTACATAGGAACCTTAGATGCTCCAATCATAGGTGATTTTGGATCGATTGGCTTTCCTGTGATATAGTCTTCCTTCCTCTCGTTCATCATCTCAAGAACGCTATTTGAACCCTTGTCAGAAACACTCTCGTTAATACCGATTCCCCAGCGTTCCATTGAACCCTCGTACTTGCCTTCATACTCGAAGTTCTCTATAGCCCTTGGCTCGACACCGACTTCGTTGCACACATCCACAGTGTCAGCCGAAGGGATGAAGTTGATTGACTTGTCGTTCTCTGCGGCGACCATTGCGTTCACGGGGTGGGAAGCGTTGAAGTTCTCACCGTCATCGTTCTTGAAGAAAACAAATCCTTTGAGTTTAAAAGCGTTGGCAAAGAACTCTTTCACTGCCTTTGCAGCATCCTTAGCCTTGCTTATGATTTTCTTTCCGTATTTGGAAACCTTTTCGCCAGCTCCCCTGATTGTGTCGAGGACACCCTCGTCGATATCGTTCAGCGAATGGACTCTCTTCTTGTCGACGCTCGAAATCGAACCGTTCTCGAAACGCACAATATATTTACCCTCGCTTTCATTTAGAATGTCGCAATTAACGACACTTCCGCCATTTGAGCTTAAATTGTATTTTGCCATTTTATATGCTTAGTTAATTTTTTGTTTCTGTATCAAATATCCATGAGAACAGAGTATTATCTGACATCGCGTCTATAAGATTGTTCACAAATGTCTCCTTCTCCCTGTTTGAGAAAGAAACCTGACTTGCGTTAAGCATGTTCATAAGGAAATCAGAGAAGTCCTTGACAGCAGTTTCCTGTTTGAACTCCCCTCTGTTTATGTAAGCTATGATGTTCTTTGCAAAAGTCATACACCTTGTTGTGCTTGGCGTGAACGAAAGCTTATCCTCATTCACCATCGACTCAAACACCAGCGATATCAATGCGAACATCTCGTCTGTCTTGTTGGCAATAGCCTCATAGAGTTTCTTTCCGAAACCTTTCAGAGACTCGTTGTTCTCGACACTCCCTCCGAGATCCGCTATCTTTTTCTTCAACTGGTTCTCCTGTTGATCGATAATTCTGACCTTGTTCTCGTAATCTGTCTGTATAGCCCTTTTCTGTTCCTCCTTGCCGACTATTTCCTGTCTCAAGGATGTTATCTGGGCTTCCTTCTGAGGGTCATTTGCCGAGTCGTTCTGCTGGTTCTGACCAGCAGCGGTGTCCTCGTCGACCTTCTTTTTATATTTTACAAATATAGCCATGTAAAAACAATCTTGTTTTACTATTTATTTTCAGAAACCAACTAACAAATAAATAAAGAAAGCAATATTGGTACAATGAGAAAGTGCAGAAACTGCGGAGGATCCCCCGTGAAGAAACCTCCCGTAAAGGCAAAAACTTCAATTAGCTCCAAGATAACGACGATAATTGGAAAGAAAAGCGTCGCTGGAGGCAAGTCCACAAAAATCTAAAAGCGGTCGATTTGACCGCTTTTTTCTTAGATGATCGTGATGTCTGAAATCAGGAACGACTTGAGTTTCTTGTTTTCCAGCTCGAACACGAACTTGTTCGGGTTTATTTCAAGCATCGGTATTCCCTCGTAATCCTCCCCGTTGTACCTGAATGTCAAACTTCCCCTGTCACAGTACATTCTCTTCAGTTCTGTTCTTAACAGGCTTACTAGACTCTTCGGAACATATTCGTCTTCTCTGGAAATCTCCTCTGGGTCATCAAGCATTATTCTGTCATCAGGACCATATCCATCGTCCTCTATACCGAAAACTACATCGTCTGGAATTTCATCGTTCTCGTCATCATCGTCATAATAGTATTTCCTCATCTCAATTGAAGTTTGTTTTTTGCCTTATTTATTAAGGACTAACCGTTGAGATTTTGGAAAGCTTTCTGCGTTTCCTCGCTTGGGATGTTATATGCCTGTTTCTCAAACATCTTGTTGTACTTCCCTTTTTTCGCGTTTCTAAGAAATTCTCTCTTGAGGTTCCTTTTCTGTTTTCCGGTAAGGTACATTCCGGGATTTGACATGAGGTAGTTCTGCAGGAGAATCTCAGCCTGGTTTTCGGGGTTGAGGAAGAATGTCTTCCTCTCATCGACTATTTCCTCAATCTTTTTTTGTCTCTCGTCTATGGTCTTGCTTGTGGTATCGAGAATACTTCCCTGTAGGTTATTCTCCTCGAGGAGAGACTCAGGGAACAGGACTTCCTCGTTTGTATCACTCAAAAGCGATTCAAATTGCTTGTTTGTCTTATTTGTGTCTTCCATATATTTCGTTTGATTTATTTTTATCTATCGATTTGTGACCAGTATTCGTCACAGTCCTTTTTAAATTTATCTGTTTGCCAATACCCACATGATTTCATCTCTGGGCACCTTCCCCTGTACACGCAATTAGGAACCATACATTTCGCAACTACAGGATCGATTTCCGCTATGGCATCCTTGACGGCTTTCCACGCAGCCCTTGTGTCGGGAGAAGCACATGAGCAAAGTCTTTTTCTTGATATGTTGACCAGAGTCTGCACATTTACTACGAAATCCTGATCATTCGGCTGTCCCTGCGGGAGAACATCGCTCCTGTTGAAATAGGGATCGTTCTTGATATCCTCAGATACAGTTTCCATATATCTGTTCGTGAGTTCCTCAATATCATCCCTGCGATCCGAACGCTGGGAATGGATGAACGGGAGAACGAATGGATGACGAAGAAGATGAATTCCTACTCTCTGTTTGAGATCCTTGAATGAAATCGTGTATTCCACAAGTTTTATCGGTGAGTGCTCAGCTATCGTAGCCTGAGCCTTCCATTTGTCACTTGGCTCGTGTCCTAGCGGTCCTTTTCCGACGGTTCTGCGTGCCGCATTGACGGCGCGTTCCCACATCGTGTCTCTTGTTACTTTTACTTCCATTTACAAATAAAAAAGTTGATCTTTCGTTCCTTCAAAAATTTTCTTTATCCTTCCTCTTGGAATATCGTTGTATGTATACACAGCAAAATCCACATCGTCATCCTGCGATACAGAATCCTTATAAAAATTCAGGTTCATATCCCTTACATCAACCCTGAATACAGACAATCCGTTTTTCCTGACAAGTTCTTCGTCGAGATAAGATTCTACGGACAATCTCATTTCGTCGCTTTTCAAAACATTGTTCATTCTCGGAACAGCGAGAAAATAAATCCTTCTTGGAAAATCCCTGTATTTCTCAAGATCCTTCCTTCCAGTCCTTATTCTCAATCCTGAATTCAAAATATCGTTGACTTTGTCACCGTATGATATGTGGTATATAATTCCTCCACACTCTTTATAGACAAGATTGTTAGCATCTTCCGCATACAACGGTTCAAGGGCAAGGACGATTCCTTTTCCCGTAACACGCGATATTTTTGATTTTGTGTATCCGAAGAAATCGACAAAGTTCAGGAATTCATCAGAGTCTATGAAATTGCAAATCTCATCTTCGCTCTTCAATAGCGGAAACAAAACTTTTATATATCTTCTGGAGCCAGATGTCTTGGAAACATCAACGATTCCGTATTCCTTAAATATCTCAATCATCTTCCTCACAAATAGATCGGAATCGTGAGTCTGCAAGTTCTCAAGGATATAGTCCTTGTGTGGATCCTTCTTGAACTTGCTGAAAACATCAGAGGGAATGTTTCCTGAATAATACTCGTTAAGTTTGCCGTAGTGTCCTTCCACATAACAGAAAGGATCTATCAGACTGTCGAGATATTCATAGATATTCATCGACTCTATTTCAGATTCCGAAGGGAACCCGCCGTTTTTATTTCTCCTGAACCTCATTATATTGAATATATGTTGTCACTCAAACTCAGCATTATAGAATCAGGGAACTTCATTTTTCCGAGAGCCCTCCATCCCTTTGCAAATCCATTCGAGCATATACTTGTGATGTACGCGAATGCGTTCTTCGATACATTCGGATCAAAATCCTTAAAATACTTTATACAGTCAGCCACCGCATAGTATATACAATCCTCCCTGTCGTCGGGATTGTTGTATATAAGCTTGTTTGACAGCTTCGTCGCTATCTTGATGAACATTGTCGCGAGTTTGTCTGTGGCCAGACCGTTGTTGTGCTCCTTGCAATAGACTATCTCGTTGTAGAGATCTATGTTCTTTACATAGTGTTCCTCTTCTTTTGTCCTGCCTACGCTTCCGAGGGTCTCATCCACAAACTCCACGCCGTTCTTCTCACAACGAAGCTTCTCCTGAAGTTTTGTTGACATCTATACATAAGAAAACGTTTTCTAAAAATTATATAGATAATTTTCAAAAACGATTAAAACAGAAAGGGAAGCCGTTTTAGCTTCCCTTTACCTTAGAAGAGATTTTCTCCTTCTCCATCGTGTTCCTCATCGTCATTCGAATGGTTATGTTTTTCCATTCTTCTTGTCATATCGTCTAATTTTGCTGTGAATTTCTGCGATTGCAAATCAAATGCGACTTTTACACCAGCTGCAGCTCCAGCTAAAACAAGAAACATTCCTGTCGCTTGTATGGCGGAAGTGCTTATTTCACCAGGAGGCGGAACCCAGAATACACACAACAGGCACATTGCCGAACCGACAATAAATGACATTACAGCCAACTTTGTCTGAAGCGACGAATAGAACATCACATCAAAGTATTTTTTCAAATGAAAGAAGAACTTTTTCATTTTTCACAAAACCAATTGGATTTAGTTGTTATAAAGAAGCATTGCTTTGTTTAAGTCGTTGATGTATTCAGGAACATAAATGTCAGAACTTTCGTTGAGTCTGAGTTGTGTACCGTTTATGTACCTAAGGTGTGTTTCGCCGTTCTCGTCATACACAAGTGTTCTGACAGGACATGTCTCCTCGTTCACATTCTTGTAGTGCATATAGTCTTTTATGTTGATGAGAACATCACTCTCTGTAAGCGTACCTTCGACGTTGAGACTCATCTTGCCTTCTGCATAATTGGCGAGATCAAGAACGTCGTTCAGATTCTCGGTGATTCTGATAAACTTCTTGGCAGCCTTTGTAGCCTCACCCTCGATGATGATGTTGATTTCATCCTCTGGTTTTGCAGTGATGAACTCAAGGAGTTTAACCTTGCAGTCGTTCGGAGTAACCTGAACATTGTTCAGGAACATTCCACAAGACACATAGTTCTCGACAACTCCCTTGAGAGTTAGTGGATCGAATTTCACGGGGAAATCTAGATTATCTGGTCTTGGATTGACAGCCTTGAGTTGCTTTCTTTCGAAAGGAAGAGTGTGACCCTGCACATTCACAATAAGCGTGCCGTCAGCGAGCTGTGATATCACCTGCCCTTTTCTTCCATCAGGAATCTCAACAATATCGAGAACCGTGCTTTCTGCTGCATTTTCATTCAGGACATTGTCTTTCTTCTCTGGCTCACTTACAGACTCGTTTGAAGACTCTTTCTTTGTAGCCTTGAATTTGAATTTCTTCTTTGGCTTTTCGTCGTCTTTCTTTTCGTCGTCCTTTTTATCCTCATCTTCTTTCTCACCTTCCTTCTTCCCTTCCTCTTCGTTATCGTTATTATCTTTGTCCTTCTCGTCGCCTACGTTTTTCTTTTCCTCTTCCTCAGACTCTTCCTTCTTCTCCTTCTCTGCAGACTCTTCGTCATCCTTGAAGAGTATACTCTTCTCTGGATCGAATGTTGTGGTATCCTTGAAGGAGCTATCGAAATCTGCACCTTCGGTTGCACTGTCGGATGCATCGCTTGATGTTGCTGCATCGGCATCTATTTCAACAGTCTTGCCTGTCGATTCGTCCTTGATAGTTATTATGATATTCTCATTGACAAAATCAATAAACTTCTTTGCTGCATCTGGGGTATCGTTTCCATACACAGATTCGAGAAGTTTCTTTGTCTTGGCATAGTCGCCGCTGAGAATCTCAACACTCATTTCTTCATTGACAGTCTTTACATCGAATCCTCTTGCCTCAAGTTTTGATTCAAGGAAACCGTTGTAAGGGACAGTAAGATTATATTTCACTGTCTTCTCAGCATTCTCCTTATATTTTGGTGCATACTTCTCAAGAATATCAGTGATATCCTGATTCACCTCGTTCTTCAAGGAATGTTCGTACAATTTGTTATAAAACGACTGAGCTTCGGTTTCATTTTCAGCGATTACACTGAAAGAATCGAACTTACCGTCGTTCTTCACACCAAACATGTTGCAAAAGGTGTCATTTGCGGGAACCACTACAGAAAACCTGTCGGATTTCGACTCGTTCACCGAACGAACACCCTTGATGTTGACGCTTTCCTTCACTCCGTCACATTCCTTCACGTCTCCGCATTCGCAGAGTTCAGGAAGAAACGACTTAAGGTTCTCGTCGGTGTAGTTAAACCAGTCCTTGATGTATTTTTTCAAAGCCTCACACTGAGCCTTGTTAGCGACCTCGATGCAGACCTCTCCGTCGCCAGCCTCGCTCTCGGTATGTTTGATCTTCATATTGTCGAGATCCTTGGTGAAATCCGACATCTCCTTTGGAGCAATCTCCTCTGGGTAGATACCGAAAGAAATCGGGAAAGTCATTTTCTGATCTTCAGCTTGAACCTCTGCAGGAGTTTCCTGTTTGGCGGTGTCCACTGGTGTGGTGTCGGTTGTAGTTGCATCTGTAGCAGCTGGAGTCTCGTCAGTCACGGGAATATCGGTAACTGTGGTGTCGGTTGTGGTAGCATCTGGAGTTGCAGCAACTGTTGTGTCGACAACTTCTTCAGCTGTGGTTGCTGGTTCATCTCCTGGAACAGGAATGGCACCTCCGTCTCCACCTCCGTCATCGTCTGGATCATGTTCGCCGTTGACAGTAACATCGACATTCTCAGTCTCTGGACAGGTGTCAATTGCATTCACAATGGCGTTGTACATTGCGAGAGGCATATACTCGTTATTCACGATAGGCTTGCGACTTCCGTCAAGAGTGAAGGTGATCTTCCTCATGTCGTCATGGACATCACCGTTGGCATCTACCGAAGGGATAATCACGATAACTTCTCCTCTGTTGGAGGTCTTGCCAGTCTTTACATTCTTGTTATAGGAAACCCTTACAACTTTGTAGCCTTCGGTATCCTCAACCACGTTGGGGGTTGGGTTCTGATCGGCTTCTGGTGCAGGAACATCAACGGTTGTCATGGCGATGTCGAAGTCAGGATCGAAGTCGGGGACATCGGCGTACTCATCAGGCTCGGCAACAGGCTCATCTTCAGGTTCGCTTGTTATAGGCTGCTCCATATCCTCTGGAGACTCCTTTGGCTCACCCTCGGTCTGGTCTTTGTCGTTCTCCTTGTCGTCTGGATTCTCGTCAGTGTCGTCACCATCCTTCTTATCGTCATCACCTTTGGTGTCCTTCTCGTCATTATCCTCACCATCTTTCTGATCCTTCAGGTCATCGTTCTCTTCTTTATCGTCCTCTTTACCGTTCAGGAAATCCTCTGCATCCTTCTGATACTTCTTATAATCGTTCTTGGTGTCCTCTATTTCCTTGTTGATCATATCTATTGCATCATCGATGTCGTCGGTATCGGAACCTTCATCCTTCATCTTCTCAAGAGTTTCTTTCTTGTCCTCAAGAGACTTGATGTAGCTTTCGTACTCCTGCTTCTTTGCCTCGATGCTCTTCTTAGCGTTCTCCTGATCTGGAAGGACATCCTCGAACAGAGGAGCAACGTTGATACCCATGTGCTCGTTTATGTATTTCCTGCACTGGATTGGGTTTACGTTCTTGTAGAACACAGATTTACCAAGAGCGGTGTTGATTGTGTTGACACAAATGTTCTCGTTAATCTTAAACACATCGACACAGAGACCAGAATTGTCCTTCGCGGAAACCCTCTTTACGAAATCAACACACGCGATACTGTCGAAGTTCTCGTTGAGAACCTTCACTGCAGCATAGAACGCCATCGACTCTGTCTCGTTCATCATACGGGCGGTTGAAGCAAGTCGGTCGATATCGGCAATTTTGACCTTTGAACCATTCACAGTGATTGAGCTCTCTGAAATTACAGCCTTCTCGTTTGCACCACCGTAAATGGTTATGGTGTTGAGTTCCTCGGAAAGTACAACATTCGAAGAGTTTACGAGAGCACACAGATTTCTGAACGACTCTGAGAGTTCTGTAGCCTCTTTCTTGTTGAGCTTGGACACAACATCACCGAGTCTCTTATAATATGTACCCTTCACATTGAACACAGTCTCGTTCTCGTTGAGATAGAGAACTGGAGAGTAAATCTTCTCGGACTTCACATAGTTGTTCACCATCTCGACAGACTCACCGAGCCACACGGTGTTCTCGACTGAGAGATCACGCGAAGCGATGCTGATGATGTCACGGACGAAAGGATCGTACTCGAACGACTCAAGTCTCTGGAGCATGAGAGCACGGGTTCTCATATTCTTGTTCTCTGCATAGTCGACAACAACATCTTCAATAAGAGGAACAATATAGAATGAACCTGTCTCCTTCATCATCTCAAGAACTTTCTTGAGGTTGATTTCCTGTTTGTACTTGTGAATTCTGTCGTTAAGGGCTGACAACTCGGTGTCGACTGCACTGAGGTAATTCCAGTTGGAAATACCTGAGATGAACGATTCATAGAGAACCTCGTCGGCTCTGCCTTCATTGAGAGCCTTGATGTACTTCTCGCAGAACACGCGGAGTTTGTCATTGTTTGAATTTTCCTTCAGGATATTCTTAATAATTCCGTGGAGATCTATTCTGTTTTCCATCTCGCTGAGGGTTTTCTTCTTCGGAACATCATTCTTTTTCTGCATCTCGACAGCAACCCTGTTCTCGATAATGGCGTTGACCTCCTCCTCTGTGTAAGTTTTCTTCGGAGTTTCCTTATATTCCTCCTTCAGGGTGGCGTTCACAAGCTCCTTGCCGGTCTTCTCCTCATACGACTCAAAGTTGAGGGTTTCAAGGATAGACTTCACTGCGGCATTGTTCTCAAACAATGAAACAGAAACCTTTACATCGTCCCTTGTCTCCTTGTTTTTGTTGAGCATGTAGTTCACGACAGCCGACTCGATGATCGGTGCGACATACATCGTTGCACCGTTGGCAAGCGAATATACGTCCTTTGCAAGCGAAATATTGCTCTGATTCTTCTTGATTGACTCGTTGAGAGCCTCAAGGATGTTCTTTGAATTCTCCGAGGTTGCAATCTTCGAAAGCTCCACTACGAAAGCCTCGCACAGTTCCTCGTCATGTTTACCTTCATTGAGCTTCTTTGTATATTCGTCGCACAGTGCCTTGATAGCTATCGACTCAGACTCAGTAAGCCTCAATTTCTCGATTGTCTCGCTGAGATTCACGATACTCAGCATCTTCATCGTCTTGTTAGTATCAGTATTCATTATACGTGTATAAACTTTTCGTTTCTGTATTTATTTCAATTTCAATAAGAAAAAATTAGAAAATAAAAATCATAATTATCAGATAATCAATATATTATGAATTTCATCAAAAAATTGTTTATCGAGAGGGTACGAAATGCCCACCGATATCGGTGTTGCAACAGTCGCTGTTTCATATGAGAAAGGCTCACTGTTCATAGGCGTGAACCAATATTCCTGTGGAATCTGATATTTCACATTCTCAAACAGATAGACATTCTCAAGGACACGATTTGAGTTTATTTTTCCTATATATCCGTCGTATATCTTATAGTTTCCGTTGTCGTCTATGGACTCACACGAAACCTGAACATAACCTTCACTAGAAAATTCACCTCCGTCAGTCACGGTGAAACATCCGTCAGTCACTTTCCCGTCTATGTCGGATCTCACCATGACCGAAGGATTCCTGTATATTTCAACAGTGTCGTTTATCGGGATATATGTTATTGTAGGCTGCTCAAGTTTCGACAAACCTTCGGGTATCCTCCATGTGTAGGATCCTTTCGACATCATAGGAACGTCTATTATATGTTTGTCTTTTCCATCTGTAATATAATACAGGATAACCGTACACACCTCGGATACATTCGATGACCAATCCCATTCTATCTCCATGTCGGATCCTGCGGAATAAACTGGTTTCGGTGGATGAAGTTTCAGATCAATCTTTCGATCCATCTTTGATCCAACTGTTACTCTCGTGACATCGAACGCCATGTTCTCGATGACGTTGTCTGCGGCTATTGATTTTGATTCATCAAACGACGGATAGTAGCACTCGACAGCTATATTGAAGTTCATCTTCAACTGGTTCTCCTGCTCAAACGAATACGAGATAACCTTCTCACCTGTGGTTATGGATTCAGGAAATCCTGCACAGCAGTTTATCGACATTCCTTTATAAAGGACACGGAAAGTCTGGTTCTTGTAAAAAGTCTCATATATCTTCTGTTCAATCTTGAAAGCAGTGTCGTAATTGTCAATCCATCCTTCGAGCTCGAAGTTCAAAGTAAGCGGTATTGAATACAGGAAAGCTGTGTAAGACTCTATCTTGTTGTCTTTGACAACCTGATGTTTCGCCTGTATGAACCTGTTGGTTATGTTCTGTGAATCTATTCCAGAACCCGTGTATGTGAGGGCGAACCTTGGAAGCATGTCGAACTTTCCGTCTATGAACTTATCTGAGAAGCACTCCCTGCCGAAAAAGGTATAATTGTCCTGCGCGAAACGCTGATCCTTGGCGTGGGCGAAATTGTAGGCAAACGGAACAGTCACATTCTCAGTCACATTGTCCTGCCATGTCTGTTCATATGTTATCTTATGGTTCAACAGATAAAGCAGACCTGCTATCACAGATCTGTTGAACACATTGTCGACATTGTATCTCTGGTATAAAGGTTGATCCATTATTTTCTTCTCTTAGCTTTGAATTTTTTCTTTTTCCTGACTGGAGGATAGCCAAGGATGTTATCCCATCTGTCTGGTCCTCCGACAGGTGTTACCGGTCCCATTCCCATGGGTGTCATCTCGCCCTGCTGTGGCGCGAAGTCACCAATGCACCCACCGTCACATTCCTTCACTTTCTTCTTTACATGTACTCTGAACTTCATACAGAAACAATAATTTCTTTATTTATTTGTACAGAAATAAATACACAAACGACTGTTTTTATAATGTCTGTATTGAACAACAAACCCCAGATGTTCCTCATAAGTTTCCCTTCAAATTTCTGGTATCCAGAGGTTGTAGAGACATGGAAGCCTATGGTCAAGAGAATGAAACTACCATACGAGACTGTTGACGACTTCATGAACCAGCAGATACAGCAAGTCACATTTCCCGCGACGAACCTCGATCTGGCTATGCAGCAGAGGGGACAGTATGAAATTGCATACGCAACAGGAAAGGAACTTGAACCTGAAATCGGAAAAACACTCAATATAACTTTCAAACTCACCGAAAGTTACCTTTCATATTGGATTGTATGGCATCAAGTCGACACCTACCTCCATTATGCAAACGACGCATTGAAGAGGGAGAAGGCACCGATTTACATGGAACCGATAAAACTCAGTTTTCTGACGGATGCTGGTCTTGAAATGATCTCGTTCAGGTTCGAGCAGATTATCCCGACAAACGTGAGTGAACTGTCGTTGAGCTATGCAGCCACTGTAGCATCATATAACACATTCAGTTGGAATCTCAGATACAACTTCTTCGATGTCGATTAAAAGATAAATATATAAACACAAAATAACAAATGGCTGGAACAGACTTATTCGGGGAATACTTCAACAACCCCACAAAATCATACATATACACGAACCTGATCTGTAACAGACCTTCAGGTGACGAAGTGTCTTTCGATATCAACGCCTCTAACGGAGAGATATCGAATAACGATGAAGTTCTGAGTAAAGTGGATCTCTCTGACATTCATGTAGGTCTATCGCAATATACCAACGACATGAAGATAATAGAACCTTATAGTTATCTTTATATAAAAGGTATGCTATACGGAGACACTTATTGTACAAAAGTTTATGGCAGATTGCTCGGTGAACTCGTTGAATATGAAAATTGGATGTACAACGGCATATTGTTCTTTGTTATAAAATACACAGACACAACAAATGGTACAGTTATTGTCAGATCCCTTAAATGTTCTGGAAATCTTTCCGAGGAAAAAACCTTCATAGACACAGCGAACGAGTATCTAGAAGAGAACAATGTTCCTGTTGTCCTTTCATATGATGACGGATATATCACATTTGCTTCAACTGAACATGGTTATGATTTCTGGATTGACCATGTTATGTTCTGGACAAACGAGAACGAGGATCATATCATGGAAATGATAAATGAGTGGATGGTCGACAATGAGAAAACATATGAATATGGATGGGAAGACGGATACCTCGATGCCAACAATGTACAGGCAAGCAATGTGTATCTCAGTCTGAATGTATACTCAAGTGTCATAACCAGATCCGACTATTCGAGACTCTATAACCTCATCACATGCCTCGATACCGACTTTAACGACATGTTGCAGGAATACGATGTCAAGAAAATCTGGCTGTTTGAGGATTTCTCTAAGAGGATATCACCAAGGAAATACAGGAACGGTGCCATGAAGGGATTCCTTCTGAAGGCTACATACCCGCAGTTCAACGCCGATTCCATATACGACTATCAGAGATCGTTGAAGGTGGCTCACCTCATGGACAGTGTCGAGGAGTGGTATATGATTCCAGAAAGCCTGTTTACAGGAAATTGTGTCGGTGTAAGGAAAATCATCGATGTGGTTGACGGATACTACAGCCAGTATGATTCTGAAGCTTACAACAGATGGCTTAGCAAGTACACCCATATAAACGGAAAGGACAACTGGATTGACTCGGATGAAGTTCCACAGGTTGTCCCGCAGATGTTCAACGCATGGGAAAATTCACATGTCCCTTACGACATTCAGGCTGCCTCGATATACAAGGATATGGAGACCAGGGACGCTATGGGAATCGAAGGATACTGTGCGTACTGCACAAAACACAACACTTGGAAGAATATGGGTCAGTTGTATTCAATGACAGCTGTCGAGGACGATGACGATCCATATTGCAAGAACCTTATCCCGAGTTTCGTGATTTACAACCCGAACTCGTTCCCTGTTACAGTAAACTATATGACATTCGGTTAATTATGGAAGGAAGAAGAAGTCTAAACGAAAACTGGTTCTCAGGTGGATATATGGGTCCAGGTCTTGGAATGGACTGGACACTTTCCCCTGCGTCATATACAGTTCAGGGAAGTGGCACTGGATACGTCTACTCATTGAGGACATTCGACGATTCTCTGCAGCAGAAGCCGAACGAGCCGTCATATGAATATTACATTCATCCAGGTGACATGGTTCAGGGTGTCGGATACAACAACCCAGACAAGATTTACAGAGGAAAGGTCTACAGGATTGTCAAGAACGCAAACGGAGAGGTTATGTTCCTGTACATACTCTCGTCGAAAACATCAAAATTTGTCTCAATCCGTGCGGACGAAAACCTTACACTCCTATTGCCGAAATCACCGGATCCGTCTGGAGCTTTCCATCCATTGCCTTCACAGAATGTGGAAATAACAAACAGGAATATTGCTGCACAATAAAAAAGAGAACCAAATCTGGTTCTCTTTTTCTTTAGAAGCTTGTCGGCATCGATGGCATTGTAGGCATCACTATGTTTCCGACCATCTTTCCCATATCCGATCTCATGCTCGCCATCTCACTGTGCATGTCTTCATTCTGTTGTTCGTATTCCGCCTGTTGGCGTTCTTGCTGCTCGTTCTCTTCCTGAATATACTTCTCATACCTGTGGTACAGGAGCATTATGTCATAGAAAAACATCCTTCCCATTTCCTCAGGTCCGATATGGAGCCTGAGCGCGAAGATGAGCTCAAGATCTACGTATTGCTCGTAGGGGATCCGAAATGACGAAAATAGCTCTAATGCCACCTCGAAAGGACAGCGGAATCTCCTTTTCGTCGCCTCCCTCGTCAACGTACTTGATTTTCGGTTCGGTTGCGGCACTCAACAGATTGACCACATACGAAACAACAGACCATTCGTCGACTCCCCACATCTGGGTTTCGGATACAAAGTCCTCGTATGCACGCTGGCTGAGGTTTTTATAATCCTTGATAAGCATGGGTGCGAAGTTCAGGAAATCCTGATCAAACGGCTCCCTGTTGTTGTTCTTGTTCATGGCGTAGTTCTTCAGCCACGAGTTCACACCGAGTGAAGGGATGTACATCTTGATGGTGTTTCCACCGACGGTGAAGATGAAGCATTTCTCCTCGGGTGAGTAGAATTCAGACACTTCCTCTGGAATATGGATGAAGTCAATCATCTCCTTTGTCACAGGAACATCCTTTCCTTCACCGTAGGGAACCATGAGCTGGTTCTCTCCGTTGATAAAAGTAAATTCCTTGATTGCGAGAAGGAGGTAGAACCTGTCAACACTCTTCAAATCCTGCCATGCGTTTCCCGGACGACCTGGGAATTTGACGAGGCAGCATCTCTCAATCATATAGTTGAGGATGTCGTCAGTCCTTGAAATCTGGGTGATATCCTCGTCGTTCATGGTCGACCAGTGCTTGATTTCCTCACCACGGGCGGCACGGACGCTGATTTCAACACCTGCTGGATAGAACATACCCTGTGACGGTAATGATTCAACGGGGATTTTTAGGTATCCGAGATTCTCGCGGTAATGGACATCGCTTCCGCTGTTCATCTGCCTCATCATATCCACCCTGCTCTGTTGTGCAGGTTCCTGTTGGACAGCCTGCATACCGCCTGAATACACAGGAGTTACAGTTGCCTCTTTTCTTTCGATTACAGGTTCTTCGACATGGGTTTCAGATTTTGCTTCCTCGCTTGTTACATAGGCATTATACGCCTCTTCTTCTCTTTTGTTGTGTCCCATTTATAAAGTTTTTACTTTTTACCTTCTATAAATTATATATCAAAATCGAGAAAACGATTAAAATCACATTGTGTAGTTGAAATCGAACATTGAACTCACCGATCCATCCTCGTTGTAGGCGACTATCGACATCTTCCTGTTCTGTTCATCGACAGAAGCCATCTTAGTGAGGTTTCCAGAGGATATGTTGAACTCAAGCTCACCGAGGTACATGTTCATATTAGTCGAATATGTCGGTTCAATCAGCACAGTAGCTCCACCGCTGTCCTTGAACATAAGGTTGTAGTAACCGTCTGTAAGATCCATGTACTTGTATCTACCGTCAGATCCAGGATTCTTGAAGATGAACTTGTATGACTTCGGTGCCTGACTTACGGGAAGGGTGTAGGTATTATTCCTGTAGACATTCTCACCGTTGTCGTCGAGTATGACATCGGTGGAGTTGTAGAACACCTTGACGTACTTTGTCATCGGTGAATTCAATCCTCCGCTCAAATCACCAGACTTGTTCTCTACAATCCTGTTGAACACCTTGTACGGTGTAAGATCCGACTTTGTCAGATTGGTTCCCATGGCGTAATATTTGCCCATGTTTCCAGTAAGCGACATCGAGGCAACCTTTATGAATTGTACATTATCGTCTGTGTTTACAAATCTCATGGTGTAGACAATCTGGATGTTGTCTATGTAGAGTCCTGAAGCGGTGTCGAATATCATCGGTCTATAGTAGAAGATTGAAGGATCGCTGTCAGACACGAAGATCTGGTTCATGCTGTACACTTCCTGCTTGATGACTGTGCTTCCCATACAGAACGAAAGCTTTATCTCGTGCATGGCAACCCATTTCCTCTCACTGTGTTCGACCTCGTAGTCGTCACCGACCTCATATTCGGCGTTTCTCTTGACATAAGACTGGTCATAGAGCCTGATTCCTTTGTTGAACCTCCATACTATGTCCTTTGTAAGCGGATTATCCCTCCATGTGGCATAGAACTGAATGTAAGGTCTATTGGGAACCTCGGAGATATAGCAACCGAGATTGTCCGAGTTTATGTTCTCAGTGGGAACGCTTCCCTTGACCGTGACAGATTTCGAATACGAGAGGTTTATGTTCTCGGTTATGACATCATGTGCGGAAGTCTCGTCCTCTGGATCGTCACCTGCAAGGTTTCCGACTGTGTATTCAACTGGCGCGAGGCTTATGTCGTTCTCGTCGACTGTGGAGAACATGAGTTTTATGACGGTGTTGTTCTTTATATTGAGATCATCGCACACTGTATGGTGATGTGCCTCATCCCTCTGAGTAATCAAATCGTATACACATGGGACATTCACTTCTATGTACCTGTCATAGACATCGTTTCCGAGCAATATCGGGGAGGGAAGGTACTTTATCAGTTTGTAGGCGTTATCTTTTGTAAAGAAAAAGTCACACAAGTCAAGCGGTTTGGTATGAGACTCGTCAATCAATTGATCGACACTCACCCTCACCATCATTCCGTACACATTGGAAAAGTCGTATCCGTTCACAAAATACAACCTGAACGAATCCCATCTTATTCCGTATACACCATCGTACATGCAGCTCAACGGATAGTCGGCTGGATCCTCTGGGTTTTTCAGATATTCAGCGAAACTCTTTACCTTTATCTGATCTGGATCCAGTTCGTAGAATATAGAAGAGTCCACATACTTGTAGTCTGGATCCACAAAATGATACCACATCGAAGCCTGTGAGTCCTTCGGAGCACAGAAATGGTTTATCGTGTTGAGTGAGGCTGGGTTCATCAATTTCTTGTACCCAGTCGAACTGTCAGGTTCGCACTCACAACTCACAGTCGAGAGAAGAGCACCGTGTCCATCTTTGGTTTCAGTATATATAAGTCTGGTGAGAACCGGAATGTCCTGTGGCTCCATGTTCTCACCCTGCATATTGTATTCGAACATCGTCGTGTCCGTGAGTTGCAGATACCTTGTCTTTGCCATTGCCTAGAAGCTGAATAATTTTCTTCCGATTGTGATGTGCAGTGCAGGAAGGATGGCGAACTTATTGTCGACTATCGTGAACGATGGACCGACACCCACGGCGATACACCAAGGTTTGTCGAACCTCTTCCTGATAGCTTTCGAGTCTTCCGGAGAGAGCATCACTCCCGTTATCGTATTTATTTGACAGTACGGATTGTCTGACTTCACGATAAATGAGAGATCCCCTTTCTTGGACTCAATCAAATCCAATGTGAAGTTGTTCCTGAATGATATGCTATCTAGACGTGTTTCACCGATCATGTTCTCAGTGTCAATGCTACTGCACCCCGATATCGATGCCCAGTCATCGGCATAGTTCAAATCGAATGAGAATACACCGTTCTTTTCCCTGTATACTGTATCCCTTATGACAATGTCCTTGTATTCCGTCACGGTTTCATACTTTGTGACAATAATTGGGTGATCCTTCAGGTTCTTTACTTCATTGTAGAGTTCGGTGTTTGATTCCTTCAGGTTCTTTATATCAGTTATATAGGCAGTGTTCTGTGCATAGAGTTCACCAATCTTGTTCTGGTATACAGTGACTGTGTCGTTATGTTCTTGAATTATGTTCTCATATTTGTTGTCAATTGACCTGTAATTGAAATAAAACACTGTTGCCATCACTATCAGGACAGCCATTGTTATGTTCTTCCAGTCTGAGAACAACCAAACAAATCCTTTTTTGATCCATCCGAGGATCATCCGGATAATTCCTTTCGGATCGATATTCATACTTCCACTCCTAAAATAGTTTTCAAATCAAGGTTGGATATTTTCACCCAGATAAAGAGGGTTTCCATTTCCTTTTTTTTTTTTTTTTTTTTTTT